TCACCGGCCCTGCTGGTTCAGGAACAGTCGCAGGGTCCAGTCGTCGATGAACCCGCGACGCACGCACAGGTCGGTCATCAGGACGTTCTCACCACGGCTCTTGGTGTTGTACCAACCGGCGTCGTCGATCAACTTGAGATCGTCCGGCAGGATGTGCGTGAGGTCGAGCAGTTCCGGAAACAGCGCGTTGTTCTCGTAGAAGTACGAACGCGGAGTGATCAGAACGGAGCAGCCCGTGCGCTGATCGTACTCACCCGTGATGACGAACTCACTGCCCTTCCACGTCTTGCGGTTCTCGACCTTCTCCTCGTCCGTGAGACGGTCCCAGGCACGGCGGCGCTCGTTCCAAGGGCGGATCGGAGTCTCCTCGGACGCCTCGGTGTCAACGATCTCGATCTCCGCCGGGGCCAGAGCTTCACCGTTCTGGTCGCATCCGTAGAAGGTCGCCTTGTAGCCACCCTCGGTCAGAAGCTCGTACGCATCCGAAGAGGACGCCTCACGCACTGACACGAACCAGCACCCGGCGGTGTGGTCACGGCTCTCATAGATCGCGCGCAGGGGGAAACCCTTGCCTTCGAGAAACGGCAGAACCGTTTCCAGCTTCTCACCCTCGACCTCGACCTTGAAGTAGACCGACACGAGGCCGTCATTGGCGATGGCGATGTTGTCCCCGTTCGCATCACGAAAGTCGGGCGGACCAAGCTCGGCCTTCTTCTCCTCATGATCTTCGGAGATCACCCCGGCCGGGGCATTGCCCGAACGGGTGCGCTTCGTGCGCTGCGCGATCACGTCGGCGAGTTCCTTGGAGCGAGCCGCGAGATTATCCGCGAGACGCTTCTCCTCGAACTGATCCGGGGCCGCCTCGGGCTGGGTCTCTTCCTCGCCCTCCACCGGCTCCAGCGGGAGGCCGTTGACCAGACGGTGCAGCTTCGTGTTCGGGCTGAACCCGGCGGCCTCCAGCACGGTCGCCAGGGCCTCGCCGGAGAGCTTGGACGAATGGAAGATGCCGGGCTCGACCTCGATCAGGCTGGGCGGAAGCCTGTCGCCGATCGCGTCGGTCAGGGCTACATCATCGACCGCGCTCATGGCGTCGAACATGCGGCGCGAGGTGATCGCCACCACGTCGTCGGCCACACCGAACGCGTAGTCGGAGGCGCGCTTCGAAACCGGCTCGCCCTCGGCCGGATGCGTATAGTCACCGTAGTTCGTCTGGGCGTCCGCACGCACACGGGCGCGCTCCTCCGCAACGTGCTGATCGACGGTGTCGGACTTCTCGTGCAGACCCTTGACCGCCCGCACATTGTCGATCGTGATCGAACCGTCCGAATGGATCGTCGTCCGGATATCGGTGACGTGGGCCTTCTTGTCCTGGGGAGAAGAGAACGAGTCACCCGAGATGGTTCCACGCTTCTGTGCTTCGTCGTACGCCTTCTTGTACTTCTCCTGAGCGGCCTTTTCCTTTTCTTTCTGCTCTTCCGATCGCTTGTCCCAGGGATCATTCTCGGTCAGGCCCAGAGCCTCGCCGATCGTCCGAGTATCACGCTCGCCAATGGCAGACTCCTGCTGGCGCAGAGCGCGATCGATCATATCGTTGGAATGATCGATCGCAGCGTTCGGGCCGAGCAGGATGATCTTGTGCTTGTTCACGAACTCGTCTCGCTGAAGCGAGGACAGGTGCTGGAACACGTACGGGGGCTTTTTCAGGCGGGAGTAGATTGGATCGAGAAGCATCCCCATGACATCGGGCTGGCTCTCGGAGGCATAGTCGGCGCGCTCTGCTGCCGCCCGCGCGTAGAAATCATCGTATTCGGCGAGGCTGGTAGCTGCGGTCACGACAAGAATATCGTCGCCATCTGCGTATGCATAAATCGACATGAAAATCCCCTATCCTCGATAGGATCAGGGATTACCAGTGCTCCCACACTGCGTCAACCGGAGAGCGAATTGGTTCGACGAATTAATGAGGTTATGCACGTTAAGATAAAATACCCCTGGGGCGGCAGCGATCGTAGATGTGACTCCGGTCGGCTCAGGTGCATTCAAGTCGTAGATCGCAATGATTTCGCGGTCATTTCGATTAGCCTCCCAAGCGGCGGCATTGTAATTCTTCAATGATACGCTGGTGCCGATCGGCTGATACGAAACCCAGCATCGTAAAGACCTATCTTGGACCCGCGCCAGATGCTGAACATTGATCTGTACTGAAACGCCAGGACAGAGCCTGAACGGGAACACCAGGGCGTTCATTGGAAGTATGGTAAACGTGCAGCCGCTCTCTGGTATCGGGCTAACCGTGTACGGATAGATGGGCTGGCGGGACTGCTGTGGGATCACGTCAATCGGATCGCTGCAATGGCATTCAGTGTCTGACATGGCACTATTTAGACAAAATGAAAGGCGGGGAGTTTCCTCGCCCGCCCTCATCTCTTGAATGGCTAATCTTATTTATCACCAGCCTTAAATTTATCTGCAATTTGTTTCATGAATCTAATTCCCTTCCGGAACACGGATCGAATCCGAAGGGCAATCGAGGCTAGCTGTGTCTGCTCGTACACGATATGGTCGAATTCTTCCTGGGTCGGCGCCGTGTAAGAGCGGCGCATCTGGTCGATCACGAAATCAGGGATGAACTTCCCCGTTGCGGCGGCGCGGCGCTCCAAGCGATCCTCCAGCACCAGCGGGTGTACGTCGAACACAATGGCGATCTTCCTGTAGTGGGCCGGAACCAGATAGAGAAACGACTTGCGCGTCTTCACGGTCAGGTTGGTACGGTCCAGAATGATCGTCCGCCCATCTGCAATGGCCTCGACGAACACCTGCTTGACCTGACGCTGGAAATCCTTGAGATTCGCGGTCTTGAACGCCTGCGTATAGGTCATGTTGTTTTCGGCCGCATACGCCTCAACCAGATCGTCCTGAGAGATCACCAGTGGGTTTGAGCAGAAAACATCTTTGATAAACTTGTCACGATAGGTCGTCTTCCCGCTCCCTGGCAGGCCGACGAGCATAATGATGCTCGGCATAAAAATATCTCGCAGTATGGATTAAAAAATGAATAGTAAAATGAATAGATACTGAAAGGTATATTAAACGAAAAGGTGTCCGGAAATAAGTTCGACTGATTCGCGACAGAGAAGGACTTCGAAGTGATTCACCGGAACCCGAAGGTAAATGGGTCCGCGAATCGCCACCTGACTCTCGGTCGTGACCACGCCATCGTTCTCGCCCGAGAGCAGCGAAATGCCGCCGCCCGTGGTGACGATCGACATGATCGTGCAGCGATTCGGCGACCGCTTCACCTGCTTGATCAGGGTGGAGTGCGGGTGGATGTCATCGAGAAGCTGGCTCGGCGATATCCAGCGCATCAGAGCGGCCACCTGGGAGCCCCCTAAGGGCGACGCCAGGGTGACGACGTTGGCGACCTTCTCAGAACGCTGAGAGGCCGCCACCGCGAGCACGCCTCCCAGGGAATGACCGATCAAGTTCACCGGCACCGGACTGGCATCGAGCGCCGACACCAATGCGTCGAGCGTGCGCGTTACCGGTTGGTCGTGGGTGTATTCGATGTCTTTGAATTCGTGATGAGGAAGCTCCGACTTAATGTAGTTGAAGCTTCTCGCGGTCGAACTCGCACCGTGGATGTACCAAATAGGATTCATGATCCCCACGATACCGCAATGCGGTGCGAAGTTCTATTTCTACGTTCCCCGGAATCTAAGTCGGAACGCGAACCCCTCATTGGGATCGACGAACGCGAGCTTTCCCGGATTCCACGGATAGCTGGGGCTGGTGTGGTAGAAAGGCGAGCGGCAATTTTGACTGATCCACACGAGAATTTCGATGTGCTTCTCGTACTGGTCGTCCAGCGGCGGCGTGTCAACGAACGTGAGGGTGTGCTGATCCTCAGGAATCCGGGCGAAGCAGTCCTCGGACAGGTTCGCATCCCCGAACAGAGTTTGGTACCGCGCATGCCATTCCTCGAAGCATTTCAGCGAGGATTCCTCAACACACGCGTATCGCATGTGGGCGATGCCATGCTCCGGGTAGGCGCGGTGGAACGAACCGCCCCGCGCGGTCCCAATGATGCGATGGTCCTCGATCTCGGTGCCATCGGTTGCCAGGAACACCGAGAGGTGGACTGCGCCCGCAATCGTGCCAGGGTCGTAGGCGGCCACCCGCAGGATAGAAGCTTCCTCGTATCGCTGACTCGGACGAACGCCCTTCAGGAGGACTTCCGGTGAGGGCTGGCCTTTTGGTCCAACGGGACCGCGAGGCCCGGTCGGACCGGAGGCGCCCGTGGCGCCCATCATTCCGGTGTCGCCCTTCAGCCCCTGCAATCCCTGCGGTCCTATCGGCCCCATCGGTCCGACCGGACCACGCAGTGATTCTCGGACGGCAGGATCACGCAGAATCTTGAGGAAGTCTTTCGTGTTCATATACGTCTTCCAGAATCATACGATCCCGAACGACCCTGAGCTTGGCTTGTAAGAATCCATGCCCGCTGATCTTCAGGTAGTCTCTACCTCCGTCTACGGTAAATTTCCCCGATTTGGAACGACGAAAATCGTGGCGGTCGCGCGAGAACAGCACTTCACCCGTCTCGGGGTCGGCGAGACCGTCCCAGGTGCCCTCAGCGATCGACACCGCGTTGGTGATCATCGTGCCGTTCGTGTTCCGGAACAGGCCGAAGTAGTTGGAGTATTCCGGACGGGCGGGCTTCTCCTGCCAAAACGTCAACACCCTGTCGGTGTAACCGGATTTACCCTTCAGGCACAGGCATCCGACGAAGCGGCAATCCCCACCGGTATCCTTGGCGTACTCCTCGGTGACCTTCTGAATGTTTGCCCCGTAGAGGATGTCGCCCATGTTGATCCAGTACTTCACCACGTTGCTCCTCGATCAACAAATGTCACGAATGCCCAGGCCAAGCGCATCTCGAACGCATGATCGGCCGTCACGGTCCCCAGGCTGAAATACCGGCGGCGCGGCTCCTCGAAGTTGTGGTCATCGCCCAGGCGGATATCCCGATCGTCACACCATTGCAGGAACGCCTCAAACGCGTCGTCCCGCACGTCGCCGAACGCGCCGAAGTGGAAAGCCCCGCCGGTCCGATAGAGCCGAACCTCGGGGCGGCTCATAGGGATGTTTTGCCACTCGGCCTCCCAATCCCTACGAGCCATTAACCTTACCCGGAGTAGCCGCGATTCAAGTATGCCGCGTGATCGTTGGCATCCCGATTCAGATTGGTCAAGTCGTTCTTGGCACAGAACTTCATGAAATTGATCCCGACGTTCCCCACGGGCTCTTTCTGCACAGCCTGGACGATAACCGTGTCCATGAGTTCCTTCACCTTCTCGGGCTGCGCGGTAAGGTCGATCAGGGTCTGGTTGAATGCGTACTCGGACATCACCCGGACGTTCTCCGTGATCGTCTCACCCTTCTCGTCCCGACCGATCGCCTTGTCCCACCGGCTCAGCATGAAATTGTTCCAGTGGAATCCCCCGGCGTTGCGATCCTCCCAAGCCTCGCGGATTCCAGTTTTCTTCGACGACCCCTCATAGCGCACCCCCGGATAGGCCGAGAAGATGCCATCGCCCACGTCCCCACGGACGCACTTGATGAACAACGCCCGGCGCCACCAATCATCCTGCGGAGGCGTCCACGTGTAGTCGGTGATCGCATAGTTCGGGTCGGCCCGTCGTTTCTCCTTCTCGGCGCGCTTGTGCTTGTCCGCCATCTCCTTGAGCGTACCCGGAACCTTGAGCTTGCCCGACGAGGGATCGACCGAGAACACCAGTTCTTCACCCGCGAAGTTCTTCACGCCGTCCACGGTGATGACCCGCTCGGCCATACCATCGACCAGAGTGACGTTCGGGGCCAGAAGCTGGATGAAGTCGGAATCGCTCGACAAGATGAAGTGCTCATCCTTCGGGTGAAGCTGGGTCCAACGAGCCACGAAGTCGTCGCCCTCGACGCCTTCACTCTGAAGTACCGTACAGCGGGTCTTCTCGGCCAAGTAGTCGATGAAGTCTTTCTGAATCTCGTAGAAAACCTCGTCCTCTTCCTTCTCGACGGCGGTCTTGACCATCTTGTCCAGCTTGCGCCGTGCCTTGTACTGCGGGAACGCGTCGTATCGCCATGAACGACCCTCGACGCAGAACACCATGTGATCGACCTGCATCTCGCGTCGAAGCTTACGCAGGCTCATGAAGATGATGTGCAGAGCCATGCCCGCCTTAGTGTACGCGTCGCCCTTGGTGGCATGCTGTGCACGCGCGAATAGATTCGCGATATCGATAATTCCGAAGCGCATCGACTTAGAGCTTCGCGTCCGTGGAAGAGTCCGGTGTCGTCGTGACGCTGACCGTCGCAGGAACACTTGAATTGTTCATCACAATCACCTGAGGCTTCCGGCGACGGAAGAACGTATTGTAGATAAAAACGACCAAGAGGGTCACGAGAATCCCTGCGCCTGCCCCGGCGAGACCTGCGTAGGCGGGAATCTGCGGATACTTGGTTGCGCAAACCGCCATACCGGCCTGCTCGAACAGGTTCTTATCCTTGGTGATGTTCTTGAACGTATCGATCCCGACTTCCTTCGGGGTGCCATACTTCTGATTCAGCTTGTCAAGAAATTCGGACATCTTCAAATCCACCTACAAAATGTAAATCTGATCGTAGCCGCTCCACCGAGTGGTTTCAAATTATTTCGTTGATCCAAAATGGCACGGTTTGAGATAAAAATGTCACAAGTCCTGTATGGGGTCACGAAAATGCGATTCGCGGCTTGATTTGGCCTTAGTGTCGAGGCTTTCTCGCCCCCGAGCTTCGGCTCAAGCAAACAGAGGGCACCCAAAATGAACAACGATACCAGCAGCACCGACGCTTCCAAGGGCAACGGTGCTGACAAGGATCATCTCAATGGCGCCGGTATTGCTGCGGTTTCTGCCGCACTTTCCCCCGCCGCCCCGACTCCGGCGGCTCCTGCTCGCAGCCCAATGAGCCGGGCAGCTACCTCGGAGCGCTTCCTTCTCGCCGAGCGCGACGCGGCTCCGGCGTCCCCCGCTTTCGAGGGCTACGGTCGTTTCAGCCAGACCGCCACGGCCCAGCCGGGCGATGCCAAGCTGGAAGCCACGACTCGCATGGTCAATGCATTCGTCGGCTATCTCACCAATGCCTGCGGTCGCACCGCCGATCAGATGACCGCTGCGGATGTGGCCGCCCTGGGTCAGCTTCTCGGCACGGTCGAGCGCCTGGAAGTCGCGCCGACCAAGCGTTCGGGCCACTGAACCGAGAAGGGAGGCCCTTGGGCCTCCCTGTCCTCTCCTGGGACCGATGACGGTTAATCTTCGATCACGATTCTATGGGCTTTCCACTCGGAACCCACACGTTCGAAGACGTATTCGGGATAGTCGTCCCATCTGGCCCAGATTCCGGCCATGACAGTCTCGGGCATCTCGCTGACTTCTGGAAGTCCGTAATAGGCGGCGTGCGTCAGCTTCATGTGTAATGTGCCGTTCCGTTGCCGCCGTCGAAGCGGTTGGTGACACGACCCGGACGGGGCTGGAACTCGGCGTCGCCGTTGCTCTCCGCCACGTAGGTGCGGCAGACATCGGCGAACCATGCTTCGATGATCTGATCTTCGGTATGACCGCCATACCCGTTCATGCGCAGGTACGTGATCCAATGCTCGTTCCAGTCAAGTTCGAAGTATAGTCCGTTTACGCCCTGATTGAGGTCGAATCCGTCATCAATCACGCCGACCCAGGGCTCTTCCCGGATCGTTGCAACCCCCTTCTCGTGCTCCCGCTTCTTAATCTTCTCGTGGAGCAGATCGAGATCGAGCAGTGCGATGGCGCGCTCGTTCGATTCATCCTCCAGCATGATCATCTGCTTGTTCGCTTCGTACTGATCGAGGTCACCCTCGTTCATACGTAGTTCGATCAGAGCCTTCTCTCGCTCTTTCCCCTTTAGAGTGGCGCGAATCTTCCCCTCAAGGTACTCGTGATCGGTCTTGCGACCGTGCTTGTACTCGTTTTCGAGGATCGCCATCGTGTCGGTGCCGAGGCCGTTCATCTCCAGCATACGGCTGTCGTACTCGTACGCGGTGATGTGCTTGTAGGCGAGATCGAGGGCCATCAGGCGCTTATCTCGCTCCGGACCGGGGGAAACCCGGATTTGCACCAGCTTACGCTCTAGGGCCTCGCCCTCGTAGTAGTAGTGCGCCTCGGCTTCGTCGTATGCCTGTCCGGACAGACCCCAGCTTGCGGGCATGAGGTTGAATGGAATGGGAATCAAACGCTTCTTTTTCAAAATAAGCTCCAAATATTCAGTTTTTATTTACATAAGCATACCAGCGAATCGGGCTGAAACGCGAATAAAAATGAGAGTTTGGCCAAGGGCTGTGTTAAATCCGGCGTACTCAGAACGGCCTGCCGCTACCGATACTTCGCATCATTCCGGAACAGTGACGTAGAGGATTGCCGATCGAGGACCATCCGAAGGCGGCGCGACCCTCGCTTCACGGGACGGATTTTCACCGACTGCGCGTCTGCCTCTCCTCGCCCTTGAGCCATGAAAAAAGCCGAGAGAGGCCCCAACCTCTCTCGGCTTGGTTCGATGTCTCTTGTACACCGAACGAACGGTGCGGACTAGGTCAGCGCCTGTCCCCACTCTTCTCCATCCTGCAAAATGGTTTGGATCACCTCCGGTTTCTACTAAATGGCAGGATGGGCGTACCTCAACGCGAAGCGCGAAGGTAATACTTGTACGAGCCGAATGCGGTCTCTGATTCAACACAGAGCACACCACGGCCCGAGATGCGGATGCGGCCCTCGGTTCCGGCAAGCTTGAGGACTTGCAGGAATTGCGACGCGCTCCACTGGAGCCCAGCATTGAGCGTGGCTCCAATCTCGGATGCGAACACCATCGACGCGCGATGGGTGGAGGAGTTATCGTCCCCGAAGAAGAACAGCAGGTTGCCGTTTTCGGTCTTCGCACCAAAATTCTTATCCACCTCGGCGTAGAGCGAGGCGATCTGCTGAAACTCAGCGATCTTGCTCTTATCCGGGGTGACAGTGATATCCCAAGGAATGTTCTTGATCTCGGCCTGATCGGGGACCCGATCAGGATTCATGCAACGGAAATCCGCGCCTGCACCTGAACCATCGCGAAACTCGAACTGCTCGACCGTCTCGACCTGCGACTCCCCGACGACCTTACGCTTTACCGAGAACTTGGCCTTCTCGGTCCGGTAGGAAGCGAATTCGAGCAAGCCCCGGAGGAGCGGAAGATTCATCATACCGAACTCACCGGAAAGCTCCGGCAGAGCGGTACGCAGATGACCATCAATGAACACCGTCTTGTTGTCGTCCACACCCTGAATACGGGTGGCGTCGGCCGAACCGGTAACCTTAATGACCGCTGTCAGACCAATGGTCTGCTTCACTACATCTGCAATGGCGTCGCGCATAACTATTTCCTAAGTACCAATGTATTAAACAACTTTTGAAGTATTGGTTCAATAAAAAAATCAGAGGTATTTGAGCTTAAACGCAAAGGCCGTATCGTCGTTGACTTCGATCACAATCATACCAACAGACGGATTTGTAAATCGGGCTCCGGGTTCTTGCTGCTCAACCCATGTACGAAATTCTTCCTTCAGCGTCCATAAATCTTCCATGAAATAATTGTCTTGCGGCCAGACCGCACAGATAAACCATCCGCCGTGCTGGTTTCTGGACAGGCGATTCTTACGTATTGACATTAACAGTACCTGAGCTTGAACGCGAAAGCCCCCTCGGTGGTCGCGAAATTCACGATCAACGTGGTTGCGTTGTACAAAACCAGTTCGGCGCCCGGATCGTTATCACGTATCCATCGCATGAATTCCGGCGTCGGCTCGGCGGTCCAGTCAGCCGTGTACTGAAGCGCGGCGCTGTCCAGAACGAACAGCCTCACCGACCAACCTGTGGTCTCGTCTCCGACAAGGACCGGCTTATTCATACGTCTCGACCGCTTGCAGCCCTGCCACGCGCACGAGCGTGAGATACTTGTCCACTTCCTCCTGAATCTCGGGCTCGAACGTCATGATCATCTGGATGTGATGGCGCCCACCCATGACGGCGATCGTCTTGGCCCGGTGATTCATCCATTCGAAAAACTTCGGATGCAGCCTGGAATCGTACGCATGAATCCCCGGCGTGAACAGGGGGCTCTCCGAGGTGAGAGTCACCTCAACCTCGTCGCCGTTTCGCGTGATTTTCATCTGTTCCCCCCTGAGAGATATCGTACCCTACAAAGAATCTCACGAAAAATCCCCCATACCTCTCAGGGATGGTTAATTAGAAGACGAAAATGTCTTCCGCCATGACCTCCTTGGTCGCGTTGAGGTCCCAATCGAGCACGCCGACGAGGTTCGTCAGCTTGGCGTCGATGATGATCTCTTCCATCGCCTTGTGATCGAACGGAAGCTCCTTGAACCACGCGGGCAGGTGCGGCTCATCGATCGGGAAGGCGATCGAATCCATCTTGTAGATATTCGGCCGAAGCTTGCACACGACAATCTTGGAGCCATCGCCGATCCGCATAGAGTAGCGGTCCTTGTTGAGCTTACATAGGTCGTTCCAGTTGATCGAGGCCAGCACGTGTCCGGGCATCTGGACCTTGTTCTTCGTCCCCTTAGCCTGGGCGAGGGTCTTCTTCGAACTGAAGTCCTTGGCGTTCTCGTCCGCCCGTGCCGCCTTGTCGCGGTAGTCGGACAAGGCGGAGACCTTCTTGGGTGAGCCCTTTTCCCAGCCATTCTGCTTGACGAATTCCTTCCGGAACTCGCGAACCTTCCGGTACATGTCCTCGCGCGGAACGTCCGTGAGCAGGTCCATCAGGATGGATTCAAGGAACTTCTGCATCGGCTTTGGCGTGTCGGCGCGCTTCAGATCGAGGCCCATCGCCTTGAGCTTGCCCGGCTTCCCGTTCACGTCCATGCGGTTGTTCTCAAGATCATACACGAGGATCGCATACTTCTTCTTCTTGATGAACAGGCACTTCGATCCAACGAGTTCGCGGCCCGCCTTGATGATGCCACCGCGCTCCAACGAGGTGTTGAACGTGTTGTGCATGAATGCGGGGAATGATTCGTTGGTCACATCGGCGATCGAGTCGTAAAGCTCGATGATGTTCTCCTTGGTCCACTCGAATTCAGCATAGGCGGGGTCGTTCGCCAGTACCTCGTAGGCGGAGAAGTAACACGAGTCGGTGTCCGCGTAGACGATGCCTTCGCCCCGGTAGTCGTACTCACCCGTGATCACCTCGTTGATCTTCGCGTTCATGTGGCGGACGATCGAGCGACCCGTCAGGGTAACCGACTGACCCACGCGCTCATCATAGAACCGCAGCCCTTCGTTGAGTAGCGCCCCATAGAGGGAGTTGAGCAGAATCTTACGGGCCTGCTGGCGCTGATTCCAGAACCCCTGGAGGGCCTTGTACTCGGCCTTCTTGGTTGGATCGGTCTCAGCCTCGGCAAGCTTGAGGAAGTCCTTCTCCTTCCCCTGCATGGTCTTACGATCCGCGTACCATTTGGCCAGCAGCATCGGAATGGTGCCGTCCTTGTCGGTGCGGAACAGTGTGCCGTTCGCGGTGACGCAGAGGTGATTCTTCGGGTTGAAGATGTACTCGTACCACTGGCGGCCCGACATCGTACGGGTAGTGCCGTCCTCGAAATCCACCGTGAGGGGTGCGCCGGACTGCTCGAACACGTGGCCGTATTCGAGTGAGTGGAATAGGCCCTCCCAAGCTTCCGCGCGCGGCGTACCCTCGGCGATGCGCTTGGCAACAAGCTCCATCGTCTCGGTTGGCCGGAACTGCCCGAAGATCGTCTCAGGGCTCATGTTGAGCGCGCGCAGGGCAGAGGGGTAGAGCGAGTTGATATCGCAGCAGCCGACGTGACTGCGCAGACCCACCTTGGGTTTGGCCACGTACGCACCCACCACGGGGGTTCGGCCCTCGTCGTCCTCGTCATCGTCCACCGGACCCCGGTGGGGCTCCACCCATGTCCCGTCACGCATTCCCTGGGTGCGCTTGCGATCGGGCACGATGAAGCCCATCGCGTGCATCTCGTTGATGATGGCCTGCTCCACCAGGGCGACCGAGCCCATGGTGGTCTTCAGCAGCACGCAGTTGGCATGCGCGATCTGGTTGGCTAGTTCGATGAACTTCTTTTTGCTGTCGATCTTGTACAGCAGCAAGGTATCCTGGCGATTGTACTCGATGAACTTCTGGAAGTCCTTCTTATACAAATCATCAAGTGTTCCCTCATAGGGAATCTTGTTCTCACCAACCTCGATCTCGCCGACATAGTCGAGGCGATACGAGTGAAGCTGCTGGGTGTTATGCTTTTGGTAGAGAAGCAGGTAATCCAAATGAACCCGACCAACGAGGTCGTAGGTCTTCTGAGTGCGCTTGAACTTCTCGTACTCGCGCTCGCGTGGATACTGGTCGAACAGGCACAGAGCCTTGGTGTACTCCTTACCAAGAATCCGGATGATCCGGTTTACCGTGTAGGGAATATCGTAGCCTTCGGAGTTCCAGCCCGTGAGGATGTCGGAATCCTCAATCACGTCCATGAACGCGCGCAGTAGGTCGCGCTCATCGTCGAACAGCACGGTGTTTTCGAAGCGCCCGGCAATCTCCAGGCCCTGCTCCCACGTGTACGTGGGCGGCACCAGAACCAGGGTGAACAGCTTGTTGAGCCAGCCGCAGTGGACAGAGATCGCGGTGATCGGGTTGAACGGATCATCGGTGGGCGCGAATCCGCGCTCGGGATCGAAGTCCGTCTCAATATCGAAATACGCGATATTCAGCGTTGGCGTGTCCGCGCCCGTATAGTGGTCCGCAAGAGAGCGGAAGATCGGATTGATATCGGACTCAAAAATCTTACGCGGCTTCCCCGTATACGGGGTGGCGATCTTCATGAGTTCTCGCTTGAACTTCCGACCATCATTGGTCGAATACTTCTTGCATGGCTCTCCGAAGATAGTCTTGAATCCGCCCGAGGGGTGCTCGTAATAGAACACATGCTCGGCCTTCATGGTGTTATAGATACGCTCGCCCTGGATTCTCTCTACAACATGAATTTCATCTTTATTACGGTCAAAAATTGCATCAACGTATGACATCTTACCTCAAATTTATTTTGCCAATATGGTATTTGTTAAATCTGGTGATTCAAATTAACCGCATATTTACGTGTAACATACCGGGGTTAACTCTGTCGTTATTCCCTTCTGATAGGGGTTGACGAATACGATGAATTGGTGCATATTGACTGAATCAGATGGGGCGCGAACGAAATGTCGAAGAGTCAAGTTGATCTTGTCGAAGACCTGAAGCATGCGCACGCGCATTCGTTCTCTCGCCTCTGCGAGATCGCCCACGAGGCGCACGCCGAGATCACTCGACTTCAGCGACAGATCGATGGCATGCGTCGCACGTCGGCGACCCACAAGGTATCCATGCTGTTTCCAAGCGGAAACACGCAGGACACTGATTTCATCGGCTCCCGCACCGAATGCCTGGACGAGGTGTGCCGGTTACAGGGGCAGGCCAATCCTGATATTGTTTACTTCGTGCGCTCTATGCGCACGACATTCCTGTCTCGTTTGATCCGGAGGCGTTGATGTCACTGAACGAATGCGGCCACAACTGTGTCCGGCGCGGCGGCAATGGGCAAATCCCCATGTCGGACCAAGGGTTCCGGTTCGGATGGCGCTGCCCGAGCGCAGACAGATGCGCCCACCTCGACCGGATGCGCGACGACGCGGATCGGGCCTGCGCGTCTCGAAACGCTGCGATTGAAGCTTTCAGGCGGGCCAAGGTCGCGAGAACCCCGAATGAGCACTCCTAGGGCGCCGATGGCCACACGAATTTGGTCGTATAATTGGGAGGATATGGTACGAGACCATGGCTGGGAACAATTTTCGGTCGTCACCACGGAAACGATGGACCGAGAGGCGTTGGACTGGTGCCTTCTGGACGAACAGGCTGGATGGTTCTCGTCTCGTCTCTTCGGCGGCATGCGCGGAACGGTCGGACAGCCCAAGCACTGGATGTTTACTGATCCCGACGTGGCTTTCTATTTCAAGATCACCTTCGCCAACGGAGTTCCCAATGAGCTATGACATCGAGATGGTCGATCTGAACGGCAAGGTGGTCACTTTCGCCGACAAGCACGATCTACGCGGCGGCACCTACGCGCTGGGCGGAACCCCCGACGCTCATCTGAACATGACCTACAACTACAGCACGATCCTCTATGCCAAGCTGGGCGAGAAGGGGATTCGTACGATCTACGGGATGACAGCGGCCGAATCGATCCCGGTGCTGAAGGACGCGATCAGTCGGCTGAACCGCAGCGACGTGCATCCGGATTACTGGCAGGCGACCGAGGGCAACGTCGCGGCGGCGCTCCAGAACTTCGTCTATCTCGCTGAGATGGTGCACGACGTGGACCCCACGGCGATCTGGGCGGGCGACTGATGGCCGTCGATGCGGATGGGGATATCCATATCCTGATCGAATCCGCCGCCCATATGGGACTGACGATCGCTGGGTTGACCCAGGTGACGCTCACGAAGCCCGCCGGGACCCTGCGGTCTTACCTGATGGTGAGATGGTTGTCCGATTCCGATCGGGCAGGCTACTACGAGTATTCCTCCGATCTTGTGCCGTTTCACGGCTCGAAAGAAACGCACGACGTTTTTGAGTTCTGGTTCACCAATCCGAATACGGCGATGGAATTCAAACTCGCTTTCGGTTGAATACGGACTTGCCGCCGGAGCCGACCCGGATGATCCCAATTTCTCCTGACCGGAATCCGTTGAAGATACCACGATTCATTCCGGCCGGGGCAAACCACGGATGTGTATGCGCTGCCGATTCAGGAGAAATCGTATTGTCGGACCACCGGAACTTGAAGTGAATTGCATCTTGATACTGGACGAACTGAACGAGCACGCAATAGGCATACTCGGTGATGCGGTATCCATGCAGATTCATCCTGCACCAATCTCGAAGCATGGTTCGCTCCGTATTGATCAGCGTGAATGCATACCGAAGCGGGCGAGCGTCGTGATGGCTCGGGCGATCAGGGATGTATTTCTTAGGTTGAGGGCGACGGCGCATTCGTACCACGAAAAAGGGAGCCCGAAGGCTCCCTTGGTATCAGCGACGACCGACTGCCTCAAGCAGGGTTTCGAGAGCCGCGAACTCGTCGCGCTGCTCGTCGATGTTCGACTTGCGGGCCGAGTTGAGCGCCTTCATGAGGAGGGCGGGCTTCACGTCGTACTCTTCACCGAGGGCCTTGGCGGTGTCCTTAAGACCTTCCTTGAGGTCTTCAATCTGCTGAAGAGTCTTCATACCGTCTTCGAAGAACTGGTTGAATCGGACCTTATCGTTGGAAGAAAGAGTATCAAGAGCCATAATGTGATTCCTTAAAATGATTGGTAAAACCAGTAAAATCTGGAATACCCACACTTTAACGAACCCCATTTGCGGGTGTCGATATTTAAAACATCCCGTTCAGATCGTACCCGGTAATCTCACGAGCTTCCCAGGAATTCTTGAAGTCGTTATCGCCCTCGCTCGGCTCGCCCCCAGGCGGGTACTTGGCCATCTCGGTAACGACATGTTTGAATTGCATCCGGAAGCCGGTGGCCTCATGCATCTCCTCGAACGCAAACACGTAGTAGCCGTGTTGGATGTGGGAGGAGTAGCGTTTCTTGCCGTCCGCATAGGATGGGCTGGCCGCATAGACCCGGTGGAACGAACAGTCTTCCTCCCACCAGATCACGTCCCCGGTGATCTGCCGCTCGATCCAACGGCGGACCGCCACGCGGAGATTCCCCGTCAAGTTCCCCTTATCCTCCCCATACCGGGGATTCTCGATGTATTCCTGATGCACATACATGAGATAGGGGAAGGCGGACTCGACCGTGAATTCATTCGGCCGTGATCTCGGGGTGTCGGGGAAGTACCAGAACGGGTCGTACTGTCGAATCGGCCCGTTTTGATCCGACCTCGGCGTGAGGAACTGTCTCCGATTGATCAACTGCCCCAACGCGCTGCTCCTGTGCTCGCCATTCCAGAACCATTTGCTCTTCCGGCAATTCCCGTTCTCCCCGCTTGTGATTGCAGCGGGCGCACGCCATCACGCAATCGTCCGGATGATCCCGGCCGCCACGGGACCGCGTCAGTACGTGTTCGACCGTCGCACGCTGTTTCGATTTAAGAACGAGGTTAGTGCGGATTCCACAATGGGCGCAGCGGTGATTCTGGCGCTCAGAGAGGAGGGTCCGAAGCCAGATGGTCTTGTACATGCTCTCGGCGAGCCGTAACGCGTGCCCGTGCCCGTGCGCTTTGCGGAGCTTTGACTTGGACGGGACCTCGTATACCACCTCGGGGAGGTCGAACTGCATCGTGACTTCCAGTGCTTAAACTCGTGGTGAAACCGTCCTAGCTCCTCTTCTGTACCATATTCAAGATCGTTTGCCTCGTCATACTCCCAGGGAAGGTTAAAGAAATCACCCGGCGAGATACAGCAGGGGCATGGGTAGGCGTCGTCCCACGGCCCGTCCCAAGTAGTCATTGCGGGGTAGAATCTTCGAGTAATCTCCGCGTGATCGGCCTCACTTTCGAAGTCCCAGGCCACCCATACGGAACGGGCCGACGCGCCCTCGCACCAAAACGTACGAGGACGAGATTTCACAAAATCCCGCAGGGACTCGAATAGCGGGCGCACGCCATCGGTGGAGCAGAACGCCCATGAAATTCGATTGTCCCTGCCGAGCGCGAACATGCTTAAATTTTTTCTCCCGGACTAAAGCCACGGAATGCTTTGAAACGAGGGAAGCGCAACGAATACACCGTGCCACCACGCTCCAGGGTCTTTGCGTCGGCGCGAATCTCACCAATCAGACCCATATAGGATTCCTGATTCTCCCAGATAACCTTACGAAGCTCGTCCGACAACCCCGAACCCACGTTGACTTCGATCTGATCCCCGTCATCCTCCCCCTTGAAGATGATCGCCCCGAGCGTCCCCTTGTACTTCCCATCGGCCTTGCCTTCTTCGAATCCAACCACGGTAAGGCTGACTTCAATCCAAGGCTTAATCTTTAGCCACGCATGGGAGCGCTTGGTTTCATATGGTGAACTTGGGTCTTTCACCATGATCCCTTCATAGCCTGCTGCGATTGCATCACGGTTGAATTGCGAGAACGTCTCCTGTCCCTCGGTGGTATTCAGATCGACCGTAACCTTAGGAACCACATAGACCGCTCCGTTGGTAACACGTTGGATCATCGGGGCTAGATTCGCTAGCATCTCGTGACGGTCCGCCTGGGAGATCGTGCAGATACCTGTCCGAAAATCCGAGAGCGGAACAATGTCGAACAGGGCCAGCCGTGTTTCTGACGTATCGACTTCTGACCGGCGGTTAACCTGGGTCATCAACTGCTGGAAGGACTTCGACGTGATCTCAGCGTCCAGCATGACCGATCCGGGTAGCTCGTCCATGACGCGCTTTAGCGCCTCTCGAATCGCATCGAAGTTGTCATTCTGTTTCCCGTTTCGAGTGAACTGAGTGACTTCGTTCGGCTCCTTATCGAGAATCGAAAGCAATCTGACGCCGTCGAGCTTGATGTCGAGCATCTTTTCGCCACGAATCTTCTTGGCATGCTCTTCCTTGGCTCCATCGTGCGCAAGTTGACAACCGAAAATCGGGATTAGGAAGTCACGCGCTTCGCCGTTGATTCTAGTCAGTATCTTATTGATCGTCTTGTCTTCGACACCCGCCTTGAGGTCTTTCAAGAGAATTCTGCGATAAAAATTATTCCACGTCCGAGCATCACATCGTAGCGCGGCATCAATGATCGCATCTCTCGCAGCATGACCGGTAAGCTGACGATGATAAAGCTTATCCGCGAGCGCAAGAAAATCAGAGAACGAATAGTCGCCCAATGTTCCATCGTCCTCGACAGATGCAACTTTTGCTACTCCAAACGTAATAAGTGGATCGTATGCAAGACGCGCTGCAATAAAGAACTCTCTATTTCCCTCCATAAACGCAGAAAGAATGATCTGTTCTTTGTCTATCCGGCTTGACGTCTGAGAGAGCTTTTCAATGATTGATAAAGAATCCATTTTGATACCCACTATGATATGAATGAGTATTCTAGCATTTCTTGTTTCAGGTCTGGATATTTCGTTGACGAGGATTTTGATAGGTGTAGACTATGATATGATCGACCGCAGAGGATCGCCCCATGACGCTCAAAGGTCATGATATTATTTTCAAGATGACGCGCCACGGGAAAATCGAATTGTACCTCGACGGTGAGTTTGAGGGGGTATTTGATTCCGAGATGAGCGCGCTCAACTATGTCATCGAAGAAGTCCCGGAGCGTGCGTAAAAACCCGCCAGGATCGCTCCTGACGGGCTTTATCTTACCGGCGCTTGCCGAATACCCTAGGCTCGTTCGTCGGGGCTGGAGGGGGCGCTGAGGGCTGCTGGCGGCCGATTACACCCTGCGCGGGCTTGTGTGGCTTAATTGGTGTCCAATCACGGGCGGCAATCCGTTCATCAGCAGAACGCGAAGCGTGGGCAAGACGATCGGTCGGTACCACAGAGGGTTTCTTTTTGAAGAAGTCCTCCTCGATCGGCTCAGCCTTATCGAGAATTGCGATTCCCTTTGATAGGGCGCTATTGACTCCTTGCATGTCTCCAAGTTTCCAAAGGCTCCGGGCGACATTGAAGTAGCTTACGGCTTTACGGAGTTCGTCCCTGTCAAGTCCTTTGGCGTTTTTCACCGCGTGCATCGCATAGGCGATCGCTTTAGAGAGGTTCTTTGAGCCTGGATACTCGCTTCCAGCGCTTTCTCTTAAAAGTGGGTTCGAGATGCGCATAAGATTGAGCATTGCCTGAAGCTCACCCTTCGTCACGACGGCATAGCCCTGGTCGTTGAGTAGGTCGAGCAGCGCCTGTGGCTCGTCCAAATCGGGCTTGCGATATTTCTCGGGAAGTTGTTCCCAGGGGCGAATCAACGGATTGGTCTTCTCCGACATCGACAGGGTAGTGCCATAGCGCCAGCCGTTGTCCTCACGATCCTTCACCCACGTATCGTGTTGGCGCTTGGCCCAGGCCGTACACAGGCTGACGTAGCGGTCCTGATCGACCACCACGGGGGCGTTGGATTCCTGTTCCTCACCGTGGGTGGCCGACGACTGTACGTCAAAATCCAAATCTGGATTAAGGTCGGTGAACGCATTGACGATCACCTCGCCTTCGTTCTCGGCCAGATCGCGCGACAGCGGGATCATGTAAAGATGTTTGGCACCCTGCTCGCGGTGAACCATGCAAACCGTCTTCGGCATACCCTGGTCGTCGCTCGTAGGGATGTTAAGGAGAACACCACTTGGGGCGTTCTCTTTAACACACTTGAACCAAGTCTTTGAAACATCGCCTTCGGCCGATGAGTCCAAAACCAACGCGATAAATCGCGGAATCGAAAGAGGTTCTTTCATAATACTCCTTAAATATCAAGACCGTTTGGTGCAACAAAATCAGGGTCGTCCCAATATACACATTGAACATAAAGGCCAACTGGATTCGCGTTATCGTACGATTGCACCGAAAGTCCAATCTTGTCTGCCGTAAAATAACTCGAAACAGGCGCGGTAAATCTCGTATCAAATGTTGAACCCATATCGATACTTTCTTGGAACACATAATTCGCTCCATCGAACGTGATGCGAATCCACATTTCAAAGACCGAAGCGTTAGAGTTCACAACCCAAGGAGTCGCATTATAGCTTGAAGTCGTAACGTCAAATATAGCTTTACCACCTTCGAAGTTAGTAGCTCCAAATTGAAGAATTCTTTTGGAATTGCTTTCAAATATAGATACGCCCATACGATGATATAAAGTTTTAATCACTGGTGGGATTCTGATAATAGCATCCACCTTCCAGCTAGTCCCCGTGGGAACGTTTTTACCGACAAAGCCTGCCACATCACGACCCGATGTTCCTGAATCGATTCGTGCGAGTGTGAAAGCTCTTTTATTTGCCGAACTTCTCAAGACTACGTTTGGTCCGCTGCTGTTGAATGAAAAAATAGATGCCGTTGGAGGATGGAACGGATATACAGAAATTCCTCCCCCGGAGCCAGATGACCCCGACGTACCAGCCGGACCGGCCGGGCCTTGAGGACCGGTGTCTCCTTTTGGTCCTGGCTCGCCTTGAATTCCTTGAGGACCAGTGGCGCCTGTATCACCCTTCGCCGCCGCTGCACCTGCCGGACCTTGAGGACCAGTGGCGCCTGTGGCTCCCGTGTCACCTTTGGGGCCGGTTGCGCCCGTGTCACCCTTGATACCCTGAAGACCCTGAGGTCCGGTCGCGCCAATGTCTCCCTTGGGGCCAGCAGGACCCGTTGCGCCAGTCTCGCCCTGTACGCCCTGCGGACCGGCGGGACCGGTATCACCCTTGGGTCCAGTCGGTCCTGGCTCGCCTTGAATACCCTGAGGACCCTGGACTGCCTCACCTCCGCCCGTTGACGATCCCGCTGGACCCGCTGGACCCTGTGGACCAGTCGCGCCCGTATCACCCTTAGGTCCCTGCGGGCCGATCGGACCCTGAACGCCCTGGATACCCTGAGAGCCCGTGTCGCCCTTGGGTCCGGCAGGACCGGTCTCACCAGTCGCACCCTGCGGACCGGCGGGACCGGTATCACCCTTGGGTCCAGCAACCGTGCTGGCTGCACCTACATCTCCGGTGTCACCCTTATCGCCCTTCGGACCAGCCGGGCCGGTAGCTCCGGCGAGGCCCTGGATGCCCTGGGGACCGACTTCGCCCTGAGCACCGTCATCGCCCTTTGGTCCAGCCGGTCCCGGCTCACCCTGGGGGCCAGCCGGACCCGGCGGTCCACCCGAGGGTCCGATCGGCCCAACATCGCCTTTTTCTCCTTGGGGACCGGGCGGGCCTGACTCACCTTTCGGACCAGCAATACCCTGTGGTCCGGTGTCACCCTGATCACCCTTGGCACCCGTCGTACCCTGAATTCCTTGATCACCCTTATCCCCCTTAGGGCCGGTATCACCGGTCTCTCCCTTTGGGCCGGTTGGTCCAGCAGGTCCGACAGTGGTTCCGTCATGGACCGCACCGTTTGACCAAATCGGCTGGCTGTCCCCATCGAGAGACAGAAACTGGCCGGGTACACCACCTGCGGGGAAGGACGCAGTTCCACCGCCGTTCGAAATCGCGTTTCCCTGGTAATCGACGAAAGAATTTGCCGAAACCGTTCCATTCGCGAAGAATGTTACCGCAGTATTTCCGTTAAAAAGGAATCCGAGTGCCTGATTCTGTGCATTATGCTGAATTAGCCATGTATTGGAATTAGCATAGAAGGCCGATGCCGCATTAGATTCAGGAGTTTCACCAGAAATGTACATCTCATTGGTACGAACTTCACGAACTTGCGCAACAAGTGCTTCAACAAGCGTCGCTGTTACGGTTCCCGATATCGTTGTGGTATCTGCCTCGATCGCATTCGCCATAACCGCGTAGAATGTCGCAGCATTGGCGGCAATCGAATCCGTTGTGGTGACCTGAAAAGTCGCAGAGTTTGCTGTAATCGTATTCGCGCTAAACGATTCCGCGTGGGTTGCCTGGAAGTTCGCCGAGTTTGCGGTGATGGTATTGGCAGTAAGCGTATCTGTGGTGGCGGTATGGAAACTCGCAGCGTTTGCGGTTACCGATTCTGAGTAGAGGTCTCCATGAATCGTAACAAAATCAGGTGTGGTCGTGACAATATTCGAACCCTGAACAGAGGTCTCAATACCGAAATCAGATAGATAGAATCCAGTGGTTTGTTCCTCGGTAAACGCTATACCGGGCGACTGAATCGTACCGTTATCGATAAGAATTTGCGCATCGCGCATGGTAAGTGGACCTGTCATGGTCGCACCCGTCGTAAACATCACATACGAATTACCGCGATCGATACCGACCTTCTCCCAACGGTACTCACCATTGGTGCCACGAAGGGGGAGATAGGCTTCGACATTGTCAGTAATTGGATTGTATCGAATCGACGCGTTGAGCGGTTCACTTCCAGCATCACCGATGTCGGTCTGTGGGAGAACAAGCGCTTTACCGAGGATTACGAAATCGCCGCCAGAGTTGCGGGCATCGACAATATGGGACATTGACCACCAAATTTAAGTTTGGTGTATTTAGTCGTAGTAAAAAGAAAAAGGCGCAGGGGATACCCCGCGCCCTTATATGATTCTATGAGGTTTTATTACATAGAAATTACGATCTTCAAAACTCCATCGGTGTGGTAGACGTCACCCTCGGTCAGACCCGCAAGAATCGCTGCGTTATTGTCCGCGTAGTTACGGGGTAGAATACCAGAGCCATTGAAGGTGCCGTCATTTCCCTTGGGACCGATCGGACCCTGAATACCCTGCATGCCCTGGGGTCCGACATCACCTTGCGCGCCAGCCGGTCCAGCCGGTCCAGCTACGCCATCAACACCAGCAACGCCCTGGGGTCCGGTCGGACCAGCGGGACCAATGTCGCCCTTCTCACCCTTCTCGCCGCCAGAGGGTCCAATTGGACCGATCTCGCCCTGATCGCCCTTGTCACCCTTCAATCCCTGAGGACCCTGAGGACCCTGAGGACCCTCAGAACCGGCGACGCCATTGACGCCATTGGCACCATCAACACCAGCGACGCCCTGGGGACCAGCCGGGCCGGTCTCGCCCTGGGGGCCAGCCGGACCGATCTCTCCCTGGGGACCAGCCGGACCAGCCGGACCAGCCTCACCCTGGGAACCAGCCGGACCAGCCGGGCCGGTCTCGCCCTGAATACCAGCCGGACCCGCTACACCGGTCTCGCCCTGGGGGCCAGCCGGACCGATCTCGCCCTGGGGTCCAGTCTGACCCACGAGACCATCAGCACCAGACGGTCCCTGGGGACCCGCAACGCCCTGATCGCCCTGGTCGCCCTTGTCACCTTTCTCACCAATGCCCGGACCCTGTGGGCCAACATCGCCCTTGTCGCCCTTGTCGCCCTTGTCGCCCTGAGGCCCTACTGGACCGACCTGCCCTGATGGACCGGTTTCACCTTGCAGGCCGGGAATGCCCTGAATGCCCTGAAGCCCGGCAGGACCAATATTTCCCTGGGGGCCTACCGGACCAGCCGGACCTGTTGCGCCAGCCGGGCCAGCCGGACCCACCGGTCCAGCAATGCCTGGAACGCCCTGTACACCCCTGGGGCCACGCAAATTATCGTCAACGACAACAACTGCACGAGCGACGCCATTGGCCGATGTACCAGCGATGATGCCGCCATTAATGGAAATACGCACTGAACCTAGATCGGCCATGAAAAGCTCCTAAAATTTAAAGTTCTACTACGTATTTATGGGTAAAAACGGGTTGAGATAAAGGTGCAGTAAAATTGACATGAAAAAACCCAGGGTTTTAGCCCTGGGTTTAATTTATAATTTAGATGAGGGGCCGAAGCCCCTCTCTAATTAGGCCGAGATATACTCGACGTAGACCTTGGCAGTGCCGGTCGAACCCGAACCCGCGACGACGGTGGCAGTGATGCCAGTCGAGGTGTAGTCCTTGGCGAGTTCGATCACGTACATACCAACAGCGGCCTCATCGACGTCCGAAGAAGCGACGAGTTCGGCGGTTGCGCCAGCGCGACCCACGGTGATCGATGCACCAGCCGAGAAGGCCGAGGTAACAACAACCTTGACGCGAACTGCGGTGCCGTTGACCGTACCCAGAGCAACGGAACCGTTGGTCTCGGTGATGGCAGCGGATACCGAGCGGTGCGAGCCCGAGGTAGCAGCAGTCTGGGCCGAGGAGACGGCAGTCTGAAGCTGCGAGACGTTGACCGCGTCGGTCGGAGCAGTACCGTTGGCGACAGCAACGATCTTGGCGTTCGAGGCAGAAACCGAGCCCGTGCCCTTCGGCGCGAGAACGACGTCAACGTTCGAAGCGGAACCGTCAGCCGCGAAGGTTACGGCGGTGGCCGAACCCGAGATGACAGCGTTGGTAGCAGCGTTGCCAGCGGAGACCGCGAGAACCGTGTTACCCGAACCGTCCTTGACGAGAACCTTGCCGTTGGTGGCGCCACCGCCAGCCGTCAGGACGAGGTTACCAGCCTGACCACCGGCCTGATCACCACCAGCGAGGGTGAGGTCATAACCGTTGTCGGCCTGGATGACGCCGTTCGTACCGGTCTCACCGACGACGACCTGACCCGAGCCCTGAGGAACGAGGCGGATGTCAACGTTGGTAGCGGTGTCCGAGTGAGCCTCGAAGCGGACTTCATTGGCCGTGGCGAGGTCGATTTCGAAGGTCGAATTCTGAGCAGCGCCGGTAACGACCTGACCCATCTTGGTCTTGACCGAACCCTTGTCGCCGTAAAGCTCAACAGCCGAGGCCGTGGTCTTGACCGCATAGAGGTTGGTCGAGTTGTGAATCTCGTCCTGCGAGAGGTTGTTGAGATTCGTCTGAACCGACTTGATTGCAGCATCAAGCTTCGAATCAGCATCGGCAAGCGAGGTCGCGTTGGCGATGTAGTTCGAGGCAGAAGCCGCGATGTACGAGCCGTTGGCAGCTAGGCCAGCGCCGGTCTGGGTGCGATCAAGCTCAGCCTGGAGAGCAGCATCCGCGTTGGTGCGGTTGGTGATTTCCGTGTTGAGGTTCGTGGTCAGGGTCGCGTCAGCAGCCTGATAGGCCGTAACAGCGTTCGAGATCAGCGAGTTGAGAGCAGCCTCAGCGGCAGTTGCACGAGAAGCCTCGTTCGTGATCGCGTTGGCGTTCAGCGAGTCGGCGGCCTGACGAGCATTGGCCTCAAGAGCGAGAGCAGCATTCTGAGCGGCGTCAACACCATCGATACGGGCGATCGAGTTGGCAGTGTTGGCCGTCAGGTTGTTGATCTGGGTCTGAAGCGACGAGGTGTCAACACCGGTCTTGGACTCAACGGATGCGAGGCGATCCTTGAAGGTCTGAGCGATATCGACGGTGTATCCGACGTCCGACGAACCGGTGACGGTGACCGCGTTGGCGGTGCCGAATACGGCCGAATCGGTGTTGTCGATCTTGTCGTAATTGGTGCCATTGAACACGAGGCCGTCGCCGACGTTGGCAACGATCGAGAATCCATTAGCGCCCGTGAAGGTGCCCGAGGTAGCAACCTTGTAGTAGTCACCGATACCCGGCGAAACGATCTTCGTCAGGTCGAGGTCCGAGATCAGACCCTTGTACTCGAACACGTTACCGAGGTTGGTGACGCGGGTTTCGAGGGTGGTGAGGTCGGTGCGAAGGCCAGCCTCGACGTTAGTGGCGCGGGTGACTTCAGCAGCAAGGTTCGTGGTCAGAACGCCCTCAGCAGCCGTTGCACGCGAAACTTCGGCGGTGACCGAATTGGCGATCGTGGCTTCTGCGCCCTGGGCGCGGACGGTCTCGATGAGAACGGAGTTGGCGATGGCGTTCTCGGCCGTGGTGGCGCGGGAAACCTCGTTGGTAACCTGGGTCTGGAGACCAGCCTCGACGCCAGTGGCGCGGGTGACTTCAGCCTGGATCGCAGCAAGATTCGCATCGATACCAGCCTGCTGCGAAACAGCGTTGGCGGTGGTCGAGGAAGCAAGCGATGCAAGGTTGGCGGCAACGTTCGCGACATTCGCATTGATCGCAGAATCAGCAGCCTTGTAGGCAACGTCAGCGGCGTTCAGAGCAGCGTCGAGTGCAGCAACAGCACCGACGACCGTGGTAGCGGCCTGGGTGTAGTGGGCACCGGGGGTGGCAACGTAGTTACCATCGGAATCAAGACCGACAGCAGCTTCAACGCGGTCAAGCTCAGCGGCGATCTGCGAAGCAGACTGCGTGGCATTGGCCTCAAGCTGGGTCAGGCGGGTGTCATGGATCGTGTCAGCGGCGATACGCGCATTGGACTCATTGGAGAGGTCCGAGCGGAGACCGTTGATGAGGTTCTGCTGGGTTGCGTCGGCCTGCTGGGCAACCGAAGCGACGTTGGCGATGTCAGAACGAATCTGGGTGTCAGCGGCCTTGTAGGCGAGGTCAGCAGCCTTGAGGGCGGCATCGATCTTGTTGGCAGCATCAGCAAGCGAAGTTGCGCCAGAGATGTAGTTTCCGGTAGCGTTCGGGACGTACGCACCAGTGGTGGACAGACCGGCACCAGCCTGAGTCGCGTCGAGTTCGTTCTGAACCGTAGCGACGGCAGCGGTAAGCTGGCCGAGAGCGACAGCGTCCGTGGCAGAGACTGCGTTCGCGACAACAACACGAACCGCAGCGTTGGCGGAGTTCACGACGCGGAAGGTACCAGCCTCGGAGACGAGACGGTTACCGGCCTTGCCAAACTGAACGTCCGAGCCTACGCCCTGGATGCCGAAATTCTTAATGGAAGCCATTCAAATATTCTCCTTAAGGAATTGAGAATCGTTATAAAGTTCACCAAATACAGTCGTTACCGAAGACATAACAGACCGGGGTGGAACGTAGTATTTAGCTTTGTAGAAATGAATTCGCCGGGCTAAGGATAAAAAATAACACCCGCTCGGCGAATCACTAATTCACAATACTGTTTATACTTTGAGAATCTACTAAAGGCGATATTTAACTGTAAGTGATAGAAATAATTGCCTTACCCTTTGTAGAGCCTGATGTTGAAAGATAATATTTGACGTTAGTGTCCAAACCGTTGGTATTGAACGTGTGTGCAGGGCCAATTGCATAGTTACCAACGTTTGCGGGATCGTTCTGAGCCGATTCCATCAATAGTTCGTGATCCGTAGTCGTGCCGACGCTGATCGAGGCCGATCCGTCAAACGCCTCGGTAATCTCAACCAGTACCTCGTCTACTCGACGACCATCCGAAACGGCACCGATGGTGAAGCTCGGATCGGAACGGTAGGTGATCTCGACCTGCTTGGTGGCAGAATCGACGTTCGAGGCGTCCTGGGTCACCATGAGCACCCAATCACCGCCCTGTTCGTACAGGTAATGGGTCCACTCGCCGTTACCCATGTCCTTGACCATGGCCTGATCGCCGGGGTTTAGACCAGTGAGCGCGTTACGCTCGGCCAGAGAATCCACAACGTAGGTCTGAGAAGAGTAACCCTTCTTGGATACGCCATCGACGGAACGATCCAGCACGATTCCCTTGTTCTCGGTCTCCAGGCGGATGTACACGGGCTTGGCCCATGCATTCGGCTTGGTGATCGTGAGCGAACCGTCGAGAGCCAGATAGACGAGGTCGCCTGCATCGCCGGGGAGACCGGGATTCAGATTCTCGACGACGCGGCCGACTGGACGATAGGTGAACCATTCCGGACCCGGCGTGCCGATGTCAGAAACCGATCCGACGACGTTTGCGGCGGTGTCCGAGGCGGTTGCTTTGACATAACCGTCAACGGTCATGCGAATCAGGTCGCCAACATTGAAAGTATGCGACTGATGAACCGGGTAGTTCGAACGCAGATAGTTACGATAACGGAATCGGCTAATCTGATCCAACTGCCAAGCAATGTTTTGACCCAAAAGAGTTTGCGTCGCCGTCATTGATGCTAGTACCGGAATACCATCATCTCCTAACCGAAACACCACTCCCTGACCTGGGTTGATACCATAGCCCTGGCCAGAGGGGTCACAAAACGTATTATACCGATCGACATCTTCGAGGATTGCAGTCAGAGAACCGCCATCACGAGACTCGATCTCGACAATTTTCGTAGCTGTTCCAGTCACAAAATCTGAAAACCAATCACCAACTTCAATATCAGTGGCGTCATAGTAGTATGGATTTGGCGTACGATGAGAGCTATGATTCTGCGCAGACACCGCAAGAGTAGCACGCCAACGATACGGATAGCCCAACCAAGGGTCGCCCGTACCATCATCAACGTTCCAATACTCGATCGGGTCTGCCTGAGGAAGATCAGCAATCATAACGCGGGGAGGTAGAATTGGCATGTTACTCCTTAGGCAGTAATACGTACGATAGTAGTTCCGTTAAGTCCCGCGCTAGTATTGGCGGCATTGACAGAATACATGATGAAGTTCGTGCCGCTTGATAGGAACGCAAGCTGACCGTTGTTTGCACCGTTCGGCACACGCTGGTTAAATCCGGCAGGATTCGTAAACGAGGTCGATCCCTTACCGTATGTTGCAACAAAGCTAGGAAGAACGTCTGTTCCCAACGTATGAGGAATCGTAATCGTGTAACCAGAGAATGTAATATTACCGAGTTCTGGCGAGATGTTCGTAATGGAAGAAATTACTGGAGTGGACGAGCCATCGAAGTTAATTTGGAAACTATAAGTCTTCGGAGTCGCAATCGCCACGGTGACGTTGCCAGCGCCATCATCGGTGGCGGTGACGGCTGCGCCCGTGAAGTTGATCGACGCGGCTGCTGCGGTCTTCTGGGTACCTTCGTCCTTGATGACCAGCGGGGTGCCCGATCCGCCGCCACCAGCCGCGCCATTGGCGACCGAGGTGATGCGGCCCTTGGAATCGACCGTGATGTTCGCGTTCGTGTACGAGCCCGCTACACCAGCGACGGTCGCCAGGGTGAGCGCGATCGAAGCACCCGAGGAGGTGCCGGTGACATCGCCGGTTGCCGCGAGATTCGCCGCAGCCGTGACCAGACCCTTCGCGTTGACCGTCTGCACCGCGAAGGTACCGACGTTCGAGTTCACGGTCGGAAGAGCCAGACCAATGTTACCCGATCCCGTGATGGGCGAGTTGGTGATCGTGAAGTCCGAGCCGGTGATACCGACCGAGGTCACGGTGCCCGAGCCCTTGGAGGCGGCTAGGTCCGCGACGGTCTTGATCTGAGCATCGAGCTTTGAATCTGCGTCCTTCAGGGAGGTCGCCGAGCCGAGGTAGTTGGTCGAGGTATTTGCCGTATAGGTGCCGTTCGTACCGAGGCCCGCACCGGTCTCGATCGCATCGATTTCCGACTGGAGGCCCGAGGGATCGAACGAAGAGCCGCCTGCGGTGCCATTGGCAACCGCCGTAATACGTCCCTGTGCATCCACCGTGATGTTCGCGTTCGTGTACGAGCCCGGAGTCGCCGAGGTGTTGGCCAGGGTGATCGCGATGGTGCCGGTCGAAGTGATCGGCGAGCCCGAAACGGTGATACCCTGGGCGCCGGAGGCGGCAACCGAGGTCACGGTACCGGTGCCCTTCGAGGCAGCAAGATCGGCGACCGTCTTGATCTGAGCGTCGAGCTTCGAATCCGCATCCTTGAGCGAGGATGCAGCGGACAGGTAGTTCGAGGATGCCGGAGCCGAGTAGGTTCCGTTCGTACCGAGACCAGCGCCCGTCTCAATCGCGTCGATTTCCGACTGGAGAGAGGACGGATCGAAGGTCGAGCCCGTGGCCGAGATGGTGATCTCGTTCGCGGTGTTCGCGATCGTCACGTTGGTACCAGCCACGAGGGTGCGGAACTGAAGGTCCACGCCGCTCTTCTGAGCGAACACAGCCTTACCGGTGCCGAGATTCGATGCCGTATTGGCCTCACCCGTGGAGGCGACATTCGACGCCGCAGTGACGCGACCCTTCGCATCGACCGTGACCGAGTTGAACGTTCCGACGTTCGAATTGATCGTCGGCAGGGCCAGGGTGATCGTGCCAGACGACGTGACGGGCGAACCCGACACGGTGATGTCGGACGATGTGACCGCAACCGAGGTGACGGTACCGGAGCCCTTCGTGGCGACGAGGTCCGAAACCAGCTTCAGGCGGGTATCAAGCTTGTCGTCGGCGTCCTTCAGTGAGGTCGCAGCGGACAGGTAGTTGGCGGTCGAATTGGCCGTGTAGGTACCATTCGTACCGAGGCCCGCGCCACTCTCGATCGCATCGATTTCCGTCTGGAGACCCGATGGGTCGAACGACGAGCCGCTGGCCGCGCCGTTGGCGACCGCCGTGATGCGGCCCTGCTGGTCCACGGTGATGTTGGCGTTCGTGTACGATCCCGGCGTCGCCGTGGTATTTGCCAGAGTAATCGCGATGGTGCCGGACGACGTGATGGGCGAACCCGTCACGGTGATTCCCTGCGCGCCAGATGCGGCAACTGAGGTGACCGTGCCGGAAGACGCGGTACCGTTGGCGATCGTCGTCACACGGCCCTTGCCATCGACGGTGACGGTCGGGTTCGCGTACGTACCGGCGGTGAGCCCAGCCAAGGTCGCGAGCGCCAGGGCGATGTTACCAACGCCCGTGACCGGGGAGTTCGAGATTGTGAAGTCGGAGCCCGTGATGCCTACAGAGGAGACCGACCCGGTTCCCTTGGTGGCGAGGATCGCATCGAGCTTCTTGTCCGCATCGGCGAGCGAGGTCGATGAGCCAAGGTATGTGGTGCCCGTGGGGACCACGTAGGTGCCCGTCGTGGACAGACCCGCGCCAGCCTGCGTCGCATCCAACTCCGCCTGCGAGGCCGCATTTACCGCGATGGTAACTGCGCTGCCGTTGTTCGTCGCCGTGATAGCGGAACCGGTGAAATTGAACGAGTTCGGAGTTGACGTAAGGGTGGTGCCCTCATCCTGAACTAGAAGGGACAAAGTCGGCTGCGGGGCTTGACCCGCCGCCGTAACACGACCCTTCGAATCCACAGTCACGCTCGTATAGGTACCAGCGGTAACACCTGTGGAGGCGAGCGAAATCGCGATGGTACCGGAGGTAGTGATTGGGCCACCCGCGAAGATGAATTCGGAGCCCGAGAGACTGATCGAGCTAACCGTGCCCTTGGTGGCGAGAGCAGCGTCAAGCTTCTTGTCCGCATCGGCGAGCGAGGTCGAGGAGCCAAGGTACGTGGTACCCGTGGGAGCCACATAGGTACCGGTCGAGGACAAGCCAGCGCCGGTTTCGATCGCGTCGATTTCCGTCTGAATCGCGGTTGCGTCGAACGTCGTGCCGCTAACGGCGGAGGTCACGCGACCCTTGGCATCGACCGTGATGCTGGCGTTCGTGTAGGTGCCCGGCGTGACGGCGGTATTCGTCAGGGTGGCGACCGCCGTGGCGTTGGCCGAACCGTCGAACGATACCGAGTACGAGACATCCCCGGTTGCCGAGATGGTGCGCGCGGTGGCGAGCTTACCCGCACCGGAATTCGCATCCGATCCGCGCAGCATGTTGAAAAGCTTGGTGAGGTTCGATTCGACCGCATCGAGGCGGCGAAGATCGCCCTTCGCACCAGTCAGAACGAGTTCGGAATCCCCAACCTCGCTATCTGAGGTGAAGGCCGTCCAGCCCGTGAGGGTCAGACGGTAACGCTTGGTGGATTCCGGATCGAAGCTCGCGAGCGTTCCGGGAGTGAGGAGCTTATATGCGCGGGACATTGGCAATCAATTCCTTTAAAAATTAGGCAATCGTAACAACTTCAAGCTCATCACCCGTATTGAGGGCGATCAGGAACGTGACCGTGTTACCGGAATATGAGTATTCGGTGCGACGCATACGCTGACGATTCACGTACACCTGCAAGAACGTTGGGTGCAGAGCCAGGGTAGAGCCTGAGCGCTGGAACGTGTAAGAGGAGGTCGCCGAGTTGGTCACCGTGACCACATCGCTGTCGAGCAGAACCGGGGCATCGCCTGCCGAATTCGAGGTCGCCGAGGTCACGCGACCCTTGGCGTCCACCGTGATGCTGGCAAACGTGTAGGTGCCTGCGGTGACGCCAGAGTTTCCGAGTTCGAGGTTAACCGTTCCAGAGGTGGTAATCGGCGAGCCCGTGACGACTAGATCGTTCGAGGGTGAGGCGACCGCGACTGAGGTAACGGTGCCACCGCCCGACCCCTCAGGAGCCGCATTGCTGGATACCGCCGTCACGCGGCCCTGGGCGTCCACCGTAAGGGTGGCGTAGTTGTAGGTCCCTGCGGTAACGCCCGTATTGGCCAAACCAATCTGGAGCGAGCCTTGTGTGGTGATCGGTCCACCGGAAACGGTGACTCCCTGGATTCCCTGTGCGTTGACCGAAGTTACGGTTCCTCCCGGAACCGTAATGGTCGCCGAATTTGCCGAACCCGATACGGTAGCTCCGGAGAAGGTCAGTGTCTTGGCCGGGACCGAATTAACACCGTCTGAGACAAGAACCGTCGAGATTCCATCGGACGAAGCGGTCGAGTTAATCGTAATAGTTTGGCCGGTTTCGGTCAGGGTGATGTTCGTACCAGCGACGAGCGAGCGGAACTGGAAGTCTCCGTTGCTCTTCTGAGCGAACACGTGGGCATCGCCCGAACCGAGGTTCGATGCGGTGTCCGAAGAAACCATTGCGGCCCCGGCCGCTGCCTGTGTGATACGGCCGGTCGAGTCGATCGTGAGCGTGGGGTTCGCATACGTACCGGCGGTGACCGTGGTATTGGCAAGCGAGATGTTGAACGTACCCGTGGTAGAGACCGGGCCGCCCGTTGAGATGATTCCGTTGTCCCCGTTGATAGCGACCTGACGGACCGTACCAAGACCGGAAGAATCCAGGCCGACGACGATGTCATTTCCGACCTGCGCTACCGTGACCGCATTGGCCCCACGGAAGGTGCGGACGAAGAAATTCGCACCATCCACGATAAGTGCCTGAGAACCAGTGCCGACGTTCTGACCATTGAAGGTGACCGGCTGCGAATAGATCGAGGTGATGCGGCCCTTCTGGTCAACCGTGACGTTCGCGGCCGGGTAGGTGCCCGGAACGACCGACGTGTTTGCCAGAGTTGCCACAACCGTCGCGTTGGCGGTGCCATCGAACGGAGAGAATCCAACAACATCACCGGAGAGGAAGATGTTGCGGGCAGTCGAAAGACGATCAGCCGAGGTCGCATTGCCCTTGACCGAACCAGTGAGGGTACCTTCGAAAGAGCCCGCGATGGTGCCAAGCGCCCCGTTGGCAAGGAACGAGGACCAGCGACCGCTAACCTGATCGAAGCCCCAGGTGCCAGAAGCGGTAGTTCCATTGGCTACAAGTGCTGCGATCGGAGCCGAATTGTTGGTCGAAACCGTAAGGCTGCTGGTCAGCTTGGCGCCACCAATGACGTCGATTCCCGACTTGGCCTGAATAAGACCATTCGAGATGACCTGCCCACCGATGGTGAGATTCTGGCCCACGACCATGTCCGTGTTCGCGGTGAGGCGATCCGAAAAGGTCTTTTTGCCAGCGACAATCTGATCACCCGAGAGGAGCACGGCGATGTTCGAGACGTTGGCGGAAAGGGTCACCGCGTTGGCTTCACCAACACGTGCCTCAAGTCCGGAACCGATCAAGAACGAATTTGCCGAGACCGAAGAATTGTCTCCGTAAGAGACCGGGAATCCGTTAAAGCTAGAACCGCTTTGTGGAGTCGCCGTAACAAGGACTTCGCCCTGATTCGATGTAGTTGCGATATTCAGACCGGAACCGAAGCGAAGCGAACGTACGTCCGGGTATACCGTAGAAGTACTACCGCCGGTCGAGGGTGGTGCCGAAACAATGATAGCCGCCGGGGGCACGGTGACCGTGGCCACGCCGTTTGGAGCGCCTGATACGGTGGCGCCAACGAAGCTGAGCGAGGTCGGATTGGTTACCGTGGTCGAACCCGAAGTGACCGAGGCGTTAGGAAGCTGCGGCGCAACCGTGAGCACGGCATGGCCGTTCGCCTGCGTCAGAGTGATGCCGACGAGGTCGAGGTAGCTGATGTTGTTGAGCGTCTGACCCTTGCCGTCGTTCACGGTGAAACCAGCGGTGAGCGTGGCATTTCCGGTGGTCGGGCTGGTCACAGAAAGACCCGTGCCGATGGTCAGGTTCTCGATGCCCGAGTAGGTGGCCGCACCGGTCTTGATGTTCAGCGTCGGAGTCGGGCCAGCCGCCGCCGGAATGATCGCCGAGATGGTGATCTCGCCGTTCGCGCTGGAGAGCGAGACGTTCGTACCCGCGCGAAGCGTGTTGAAGTAGAAGTTCTGCCCACTCGTGTATTCGAGCAAATTCGTACCGGTGCCAAGGTTTTGCGCAGTAGCGACCGAGGTCGCCGCCGTACCGTTGGAAATCGCGGTAATGCGACCCTGCTGATCGACCGTCAGGTTTGCGGTCGAGTACGAACCTGGGACCACCGTGGTGTTGGCCAGACCAACGCGAACCGTGCCCTGGGAACTGATCAGCGTGTCGCCGGAAAGCGAGACGCCTACGCCAGCCTGGAAGGCGACGCTGGTGACCGCGCTCGTGCGGATGGTGATGGCGTTTGCCGAAGGAACGATCGAGGTTGCGCCTGCGCCAAGAATCGTCTTGAAGCGAAAGTCGTTGCCAACCTTGGTGGCGAAGACGGCCTCGCCCGTGCCGAGGTTCGACGCGGTCGTTTCGGTGGCCAACGTAGCGGTTCCCGAGATAACGCGACCCTTCGCATCGACGGTGACGCTGTTATAAGTGCCCGGCTGGACGCCCGTGGGAGACAGCGTGAGGTCGATGGTGCCCGAGGTGGTGATCGGACCACCTGCGATACGAACACTCGCGTCCGATGACGATAGAGCAACGCTGGAGACTCCGGCCAAAGCGCCAATGGTGATCTCGTCTGCTGATTCGTTGATCGAAACCGCCCCAAAACCCTTGATGGTTTTGAAATTCAGGGTCGAACCAGACTTGCTTGCGAAAACCGTGGCTCCTGATCCGAGGTTCGCCGCCGTGATGGCCTGCCCCTGGGTGACATTGGTGCCAGCCGTGACACGACCCTGCGCGTCCACGGTCACGCTGTTATACGTACCTGCGGTGACGCCTGTGTTGGCAAGAAGAATCTTGAGAGTGCCAGAATCCGTGATCGGACCACCGAGAACGGTGATACCCTGGTCTCCGACTGCGGTGACGGAACGGACCGTACCCTGATTGGTCGGAGTAGACCAAACCAGATTCATCCCATTAAACGTGAGGACGGAATTCTGAACCGTGGGTGTCGGAGCGAATGCAAGCTTGCCGTCCAGTGTTCCGTAGAGGAGGCCGAACGACGTGATCCGCTCAGGCGCTTCTGTCAGGGTGAGGAACGAGATTCGGCGGGCGTCGTACGCATAAGCGATTGTGATGCTGTTCTGATCTTCTGTCAGCGTCACGCCGTTACCGGCGACGATCGTCTTAAAATCAAGAACAACGTTCTGCGAACCGTTCGATCCCGCGAAGATGCCCTTGCCGGAGCCGAGGTTGCGGCCCTTGACCGTCTTCACATCGGATGACAGAAGATCACCGACGAGGCTTGTCAGTCCGCTGGTTTCGGCCGTGAGGGAGGCGCCAGCAGAAGCACCAGAAGTACCGGTCGTGGCATTGTCGTCTTTAAACCCGACCTGACCTTTGCCGTCTGTAGTGACGCGACCACCATTAATGCTTGGCATTATAAAATTCCTCGAAAAATTTAATCTATTTAGACTTAGCGGTTCAGCAGGATACGATCGACAAAACCATAAGGTGCAATATCTACAGGACTGATATTGCCAAGGTGATCGCGGCTCAAACGAGCACGAATCCAGGCGTAGTTTCCGGCGAAGTTCACACCAAGTGAGGTAGTCTCACCCGGCGTGGTGAGGGCGCTTCCCGGACGAGGAAAGCTGATCGGCGCGATCGCCTGAAACCAATCATTGGCGGACGGCTCATTCGTGAGCGCGCCTTCGATGTGAACGGTGCCCTGAAAGTTCGACGTATGGATGGATGCGGTGAATCGGTGCCCGATGTTTCCGAATCCATCATCGGTGCGAAGAGGTTCGCCGATCATCGAGACGGCGTTCGCGGTATTTTCTAGGAGAACGATGCTGGTAAGGCTCATAGGGGTATTTAGTTTTGGCCAGCCCCTGCTATTCAGGCGGTATGGAACTTCGTTCTTGCATCATCCCGACACGCACCAATCTGACGGAAACGATTCGCCGAATTGGTGTGACGAATCTCAAAAAGGGTCCCTGGGTTGCCGGGGGCGCAGCGCGTGCGGTGTTCCTTGGGGAAGAGCTTGACCCGAAGAGCGACATCGATATCTTCACCACCACGCACGAATCTCACGCGCATATTTTGCGTACGATCGATGCGGCAGCGATGAAGGTTCACGAGCGTCAGGCGAATAAACAGGGCACGCACTCGCTCTATACGCGGTTCCCCGCGCTCACTCGGGAAAGTATAGAACTGAAGATTCAGGTTATTGGTCCGAAATACTTTTCGACCAATCTAAATGACCTGTTCAAGATATTCGATTTCACTGTCTGTCAGTTCGCCACCGATGGTCATCAGATCATCTACACGGCGGAGGCCGAACACGACGTGCGGCGACGGGTTCTCGCACTCGCTCCGCTCTGGAGTGTGCCGACTCGGCCCGTACGGATCACCCGCTACTTGAACTACGGTTTCACGCCCGAGCGAGAGTTCTTCCGCAAAGCCTACAACCTCGACAAACGCGTCCTTCAAGCGGATTTTTGCTTCGATGATGTCTATTGACCCGAAGATGGTAGAGGTGCTGGAGCAGCACAGCTTTGCCAGTATGATGGGCTCGCTCTCCGTGGTGACGTTCACCGAGGGCGATCACCGCGAGAGCTTCGCGTTCGTGGACGGCCTACCGGTGCCGTACAATCGATTCTGCGCGAACGTGACCGCGTCCCTGTTCCGACATAGTCCGGACATCGGTCGAGACTGTAAGGTGGAGATCGACCGGCTTCCGAAAATCGATCCGTTGTCGTCGTTCTGGTCAAGGATCAAGTTGTCTCCGGCCGCACGGGCGGAGCATGACCCGTTTCAGGCCACCCGGATGGTTGAAACGCGCGTTCGCGCGCTCATCCAGACCCACTGCACAAGCAAGTTCGATGACGTGCGCCGGGAAGAACTCGGTGGACTAATCGACCGTATCGAGACCGAATTCATGGAGAGCCTGAATCGACCGATCGAAGTGACCGGACTGTCAAGAATCTACGACTTCCCCACCGAGGATAAGGCACTTGCCGCGTTGGTTCAAAGGCTAGAACTGAAGGAGGAAGCGCTCGACATTAAGAGGAATCTGAACAAAAAATTTGGAGCAATGTCTCAGAAAAACGATTCATATTGATAAATAAACTACCAACACAATTTTTAGGAACACCATATTATGGCAAAGATTATTGAACAGCAGATTACCATCAAGGTCTCGAAGCTTGCTCGCCGCGACGGCTCTACCATCATCACCGTGCCCGAGGGCGTGGAAGACATGCTGGAAAGCGTCGTAACGGAACTGCTCAATGATCCGGCCGCCGTGGTCGAGGTGATTGTCGAAGATACCCCCGAGGGTTAATCTGGAAGGCCCGCTTCGGCGGGCCTTTTCGTTTGTGTTGACAAGTTTTATAATCCGCGTACATTAAGCAGATGTATGCTTTCTGTATCGGCTACCGCTTCCAGAGCGAGACCATCCCGGAATCGGATCGATTCACGCCGATAGGAGCGATGCGCGCCTACGCGGAAAACGTCCGTCAAGCAGCCCAATTCTTAGACGCTCAGGGTGCACTGTATCACTACGAAGTCGTAGTGCGTGAGCAGTGGAATTGGAACAACAATTTTCGCATGCGCCGTGCTGCGGGGATTGGGACGCTCGCGGTCATACAGGTGCACTCTGACGACATCGCTCTGTTGATGCGTTTGAACTACGGTGTGTTGCCGCTCGACCCGAATTGGCGTGCATGGTTTGAGTCAGGAGCCGATGTCAATGAACTTCTCCCCCTCAATTTCATTGAATCGGAGACATAAGATGGGCAAGAACCTCAACCTCAACCGCATCAAGCTGATCCACGTCAACACGGAGGGTGGGATACCCACGTACAAGGTGGACATCTACGACGATGTGAGCGGCAAGTTCCTCCCGATGGTGACCCACGGGTTCAAGACGCGCCTTATCGTGGCAATGACCGACTGGTGCATGGATACACTCGATATCGACGACTGGACATTCATGATGAACGACCCGGATCAGGATTACGATTTTGAGTTCGGGTCCGAAGAGATCGCCTTGGCGTTCAAGCTCCGTTGGGACGGGACCGTTTTCGACAATCCCTATGAGTGGGCCGAATGAGTACGGGGTTTTGCAGGCTCACCTATGAAACGGCCGAGACTGTCAATGGCGTTGAGGTGAAGATCGAGCGCCGGGGGGCTAGTCTAGTCGGGGAGGCGGTGCTTCATCTCCAAGATGTTCACCTTCACGTCGTTCAAACCGGCTTGCCAGCCGTCGATCGTCGCGAGCAGGTCGTTGAACTGCATCCGCAGAAGGTCGTTCAAACCCTGCGCGGTCCGAAGGGCCACCTGGGTCTCCTTGATCACGTCGATCAGCCGGGCGATCTCTGCATCCTTGGCCTGATTCTCCCGCTTCAATCGGGCAATCTCGCCGAATCCGATGATCTCGGTCACGCCAGGAAGCCCGTGTAGGCGTCCGGAAGCGTAAACCCGGCATCCACCCGCAAAAGCGCGAGAACGCCGTTGTAGTGGTCTCCTGCGAACGATAGGGCATAGCTGGGATTGGCCAGCACCTCGCAGTCGAGTTCGATCGAGCGCTTGGCCTCGCCGTACTGCTTATGAAGGAGATCGGTCAGACCGTAGAATCGGTCATGCGGGAGAAACAGGGTGAACTGGTTCATCGAAGGATTCCAATAGTTCTAAAATGCGGGCGTTCTGAATCTCCATACGGTGGAGGCGTTCGGACAGTTCAGAGATTGTCCGATTGCCTGTGTTCTGGAGCAAGAACATCATCAGGAACGTGGCAATGGTCGTCCCGGTATTCACAACCAATTGGTAGGAATCCGAGAAGTTGAAGTAAGGGCCAGAAAGTGCCCAAACTGAAATGGAAAGACACGCCAGGAAGAAGGCAGAGGGTTTCCCAAGGTATTCCGAAGTCCAATTAGCCATGGATTCGAATTTCTCGGTGAGATATTTTTTCATGTTTGGCCCTCCTACGTACCGGGGCGTGTCTACATCGTTTAATAGTTCCTCATTTGACCTCAGAAGGTCTGGGTTTATTTAACCTGATCGGCCTGATCGCGGAACAGCGCATCGACGCTGAATCGGTTCTCGAACTTCTGGCAATCCTCGTCGTTAACCAGATGCATCATCACGTGGATGAATCGGTCGGGACGATTGTTCTCTACCGTGACGGAGCCGAAGTTACGCGCGCTCCAGATACTCCCGAACGGCAGGGGCTGGCGATCGACGTTCTTCGGGATGGCCAGGAACCAGTCTCGGACGGTGATTGATTCGGGCGTGCTCATGAAGCCTTGGTACACCTTAGGCATCGTCGGTCTGGTCCTTCTCCGGGATGACGCGAAGCTGGAGCTTCACACTGAGGGCAGTTCGGGCCACGCAGACGAACTCGACCCGGTCACCGATCTCTGGGAGGGGGCCAACGAACGAATCTTCGATGTCCGTATTGGGGGTCTTCTTGATCTCGACGAACGGCGTCAGGCGATCCTTGGGCACGAAATAGTCCTCCATGACGGTCAGGCGGCGGCGGTCCTTGGGCACGAAATAGTCCTCCATGACGGTCATGCGACCATCCTCTGAATGGCCGAGCGGGGTTTGCGGCCCCGGCGCTTGCCGACCTTCACACGCTCGCCGTTCTCGTCGAGTTCGTAGTTCGCGGCAAGTCGGATTGGGTCCATTCCGTCTACGCCGACAATAGATTCGCCTTGAATGAGGCGTCGCTTCCCGTCGATTGTGTCCGCACAGGTAAAGGTGAAGCCGGAATCGGTCTGGGAGATATCGAGGATCAGGAACGTGCCGACCACGGTTACGAGAGGATTCCCAGCGATATCCCGACCACGGTAGCGGGCGTCGATTTCAGTGCGGACGCCGATGATGTTGCGCTCAACGAGCACCTTCAGAAGTGAAATGTTCATTTGAAATTTCCTTTTTAAGCAATACTTTTTCGAGTCTTGAAATGCGATTGAAAAATGAAAACTTGAACATGAACAGATCGTCCTCGTCGGTAAAATATACCCGAGGAGACGAAGTAGAGTAGGAGAACATAATGCGGTCGTCTGAAGTCTCTCCGCACTGCTCTTTGAAATTCGAGAGCCAATCGCGAAGTTCATTAATCTGTTCCAAGTCCAGCGACTTACAAACTGCCGCCCAACGGTACTTGTTCCAGTAGAGAGATTCGCGAATCTCGATCCGCGTGTCGTCGGAGATTGCCGATAGTGCAGAGTTGCACGAAGGAGCCGAGACCGAGGCAACGTAATCGACGTTCTCGATCAGGAATTCCACGGCGGTTGCTTCGTCGCGGAAGTAGACGTTGTAGTATCCACCCTGGGCGCGGACCTGAACTTCGTCGCGGGTACGGGGGATGGCGGTCTGGGTGACCACCTTGCGGTCCTCGTATCGAAACGAGTCGAGGACGATCTTGAAGGGGAACTTCTTGAAGAAGAGCTTTGCGCTGTCTTCCCGCTTAATGTTCGGGAACTTCGACAGGGTTGCGATCAATGCGTCCATCTGGAATTCTCGTAATGAATATGCAGAAAATCAATTGATTCAGGCAATACCCAGCCGAGGTAAACCCAGCCAGTCCGCTCATTCTCAAAACCGAGAACGTAGCGGCCGAATTCGTGGCCGACGACCATTGCGACGCCGGGTAGGATGTCAGAGGAGTCACCGTTCAAATTCGTAACGGTGCCGCCCTTGTAGTAGACCCACTTGCCGATGTCCTGACCAACGCCAAGACGACCGTAAACAAAGGGATTGTAGTCGATCACATTGGTCAGATCGAAGGGCAGGTCCAAAGCTTCTGCTTCGGCCATCGCGTCTTCGACTTGATCATCAGCAATGAACGGTCGGCTGATGTACAGCGAAACGCTGCCCATCTCGTCTTCGTCAAACATGAAAATCACTTTAAAAACAGATGAAAAAGCAGAACCGGTGGAAAACCCGCCGGGGTTGTTCTTGGCAGTGCCGTAACCGGCGCCGCTGAAAATTGGTTTAACCAAATTGGTGGAAACGGTCAACGGCTGTTTTTCTGAATCGACCAATTAGTTTACGAATCTGTCAAGCCATACGATTCGGATTCCACAAATAAAAACCGCCCCAGGTTTCCCCGGAGCGGTGTCCTCAGTCCTACCGCGTCATGCGACGACGATCTTGTTGTCCTCCACCGTCACCCGCGCCACACCGCCATCCTTGAGCGAGCCGAGGATCATCGCCTTGGCCAGCGGAATCTTGATGTTCGTGTGGATCACCCGTGTGAGCGGACGGGCGCCCATGGCGGGATCATACCCGTTGAGGGCGAGCCACGTCCGGGCCTCATCCGACACCGACAGGGCGACACCACGATCCACCGTCTGGTCCTGAAGCTGGTCGAGGAACTTATCCACGACCTTTCGGATACCCGCCGGGGTGAGGCGGCGGAAGCGTACGGTTGCGTCGAGACGATTTCGAAATTCCGGGCTGAACGTGTCGTTGATCGTCTTCAGGTCGCCGTCCTTGTTCTCGTTCGATCCGAACCCGATTCGGTTCTTCAGAGCATCCTTTGCACCGGCATTCGAGGTCATGATCAGGATGACGTTTCGAAACGACACGGTCTTGCCGCCCGAATTCGTGAGCTTGCCGTCGTCCATCACCTGCAACAGGATGTTGAACACGTCCGGATGGGCCTTCTCGATCTCGTCGAGCAGAAGAACGCAGTAGGGATGCGCGTCGATGTCGTTGGTGAGCTTGCCCGAGCCGCCACCACCCTCGCCGTAGCCGACGTAGCCCGGAGGGGCGCCGATCAGCTTGGCCACGGAGTGCTTCTCCATGTACTCGGACATGTCGTACTTCATCAGCGGCACACCCAGGGTGTCGGCAAGCTGGCGAGCCACCTCGGTCTTGCCCACGCCGGTCGGACCGGTGAACAGGTAGGCACCGGACGGCTTGTTCACCTCACGCAGGCCCGCGCGGGCCACCATGACGGCATCGGTGAGCGCGGTGATCGCCTCGTCCTGATCGTACACCTTCTCGCGTAGATCACCGTCGAGTCGGGCCAGCTTCTCAGTCTCATCCTCCTGCACGGTCTGCGCGGGAATCTTGGCCACCTTGGAAACCTCGAACTCGATCTCCTCGACACCGATCTCGGACTTGCGCTGATCCTCCGGAGCGACCCGCTGACGGGCACCCGCGTTGTCGATGATGTCGATGGCCTTGTCCGGCAGGAAGCTATTCGTCACATACCGGTTGGTCAGGTCCACGGCAGCATCGATCGCCGCTTCGGTGAACGTCACCTTGTGATAGTCCTCATAGTATGACTGGAGCCCGCGCAGGATCAGCTTGGCGTCCTCCACGGAGGGTTCGGCCACATCGACCCGCTTGAACCGACGCAGCAGGGCGCGGTCCTTCTCGAAGTGCTTGCGGAATTCCTCCAATGTGGTCGCACCGATGCAACGCAGCGTTCCCTTGGCCAGGGCGGGCTTCAGCAGGTTGGCCACATCGAGCGAGCCCTGTGAGCCCGCGCCAGCACCCATAATGGTGTGAATTTCGTCGATGAACAGGATCGCGTCCTCGATGAATCCGAGGGCCTGAAGAACCTGCTTCATGCGCTCCTCGAAATCGCCACGGAAGCGCGTTCCCGCAACGAGGTTGCCGATTTCCAGGCTGTACACGGTGGCCTTGGCAATCGCCTCCGGCACCTCTCCCCGAACGATCTTTAAGGCGAGACCTTCGGCAATCGCCGTCTTGCCCACGCCGGGCTCACCCACGAGGGCGACGTTGTTCTTCGTGCGACGCGCCACGATTTGGACGATCGACGCGACTTCTTCGGAGCGGCCAATCAGAGGATCGACCTTGGAGTCCGCAGCGGCTTTGTTCAGGTCAATGCAGTACTTCTCCAAGAACTTCTCAGCTTCCTCCCGGTTGGTGATCTCCTTGGTGGCCTCTCCACCGCCGAAGCTCCCACCCGCTCCCTCGGCCGAAGCCGCAAGCGAGGAAGTCCCACCGAGACCGTGCGAGAGGTGGCGTTTGACCGCGAGCGCGGTCAGGCCGTGGCCGACCAGCGTGGTCACAGCGAACGAATCCTCGGCCGGATGCTGGAGCAGGTGAACGAGCAGGTCGATCGGGCGGGCGTTCGGGCGCGCCGAGAACATGACCGTGCCGACGCAGCGGGTCACGACTTCATCGAACGACTTCGTCGGATGGGGGATCGTATTGGTGATCGAGATGAAAGGCCCGTCGAGGAACTTCAACATGCTCTCGGTGAGAGACTGGTGATTCGCACCGAGCGCTTCTACGACCGACTTGATATCGTCGTCCTCAAGCAGCGCCGAGAGAAGATGCTCCAGAGTAACGTACTCGTGGCCATGCTCCTGCGCGATCGAAGCTGAGCGGTAGATGGTCGGAACAATATCCTGACGAGACTCGGAAGCCTTGCTCATAAAATATTACCTCAAAAATTTGTCTATGAATCAAAATAGATTCAATCAGCTTAACAGCCGACTTAGTCAGAATCCATAATATTGGCAAAACGCCTTGGATGACCCTCATTTGCCCCCTGATCGGGTTGGTGTCAACCATTTTCGTCGAACGAATTAACCAAGGTGGGTATAATTTTCGTCGAACGGATTCCGTTCCACTTCAGCTTAGGTTATACCAAGGGGATTCGAATTCTAACCATTGGATTCCCGCATAATGGAAGTCATCGCAACAGCGCCTCCGGCGCCCGCTCAGGTGGTCGAGAGGCCGCTCTATGAGATCGTCATGAAGCAGGTGGTGATCGCCTTCGTTATCGAGGGGATCATCATCATCGCCGGACTCATCGGCAACTACTCGCTTATCCCCGAGCACGAGCGGCTGAATTACGGAATCGTTCTGACCGCGATGCTCGCGCCGATCGCGTACGCGGCGATGGAGATCGCCCGTGTCCCCCTGGGACTGGCCACCCGCACGCAGACGACATTCTGGCCCAAGGTGATCGCCACGATCGGCCTGATCCTCGCCGCCGGGATCACCACGAAGACCATGGTCAGTCTGGGCGAGCGCATGTACCACGCCCGGCTGATCGAGGTGGTCGAGGCGGATCGCAAGAAGACCGAGACCGGCACGGCCCTCACCAACATGGAGTCGAAGATCGCCGCGCTCGATGCCGAGGTGGACGCGCGGGCCAAGGAACTCGCGACCGTCGATGACCGGCTGAAGCAGACCAACACGGAGATGGGTGCGCTCCCACCCCCGAAGACCGTTCCAATCTATGGGACGAACGCCAAGGGGAAGAAGTGGAAGTCATTCAAGACGGTCACCGATCCCCGTACGGGCGTGATGTCGGAGAACCTGAAGCGCGCCCAGACCGATCGTGGCGAAGCGGGGCGTCGCCTGGATGAGGCCAGGGCGAAACGCGCGGCAGTCGATCCTGCCCAGGTCCAGATGGAGGCGACCAATGCGGCCTCTGCCATGCAGGCCGCCGTGCTGAATTCACAGCTTCACTCGCTTGCCGGAATGATCCACGGCAAGAACCCCGTGGAGATCACCATGGGCGAGGTGTTCGCATTCCAACGCTACTTCGTGTTCCTCGCCGCCGTCTGTGTGGCCTTCGCCTCAACCTTGCTCGCGGTCACGGCGGTCCGCAGATTCCCACAGAACGACCTCGATATCGATGCCTCGGCGGGCGAGTATATCCTCGGCCCGTTCGCGGAAGAGATTATCACGGAAGCCCGCACCCGTGCCCGCTCAGACATGCAGCGGGCCATCCATGAAATCCCCGACAGAAAGGCCGCTTGATGCGAATCTTCAGAGTCGAGAACTCTCGCGGTGTCAGCGTCGTCATCTTCGCCCAGACCGCGCAACGAGCCATCTCGATCGCTCTGAAAGAGCGACACGTCCGGAAGCTAAAGACCGCACGTATCCACGATAATACCGAACAACAGCTTGCCGATCGTCTTGAAGAGACTAAACGGGCTCTTCTAGCAAACATAGAGGGTATAGCCGGATTCATGTTTTGTCCTTCGCGTGGATGGACGATCGGTACCCAACTTCTTTGAATATTGGAGACATCATGCTCGCCCCAGATTCACAACCCAATCGGGCGCTCGCAGGCGCCATCAACCGGCGGGTCCACGCGGACGCGTCCCTCGTCCAGGGCAAGGCGGCGCTGTGGAAATTCCTCGGCATCGGCGGCTGTCTCGGTCTGGCCGGGGCCGGTGTGGGAGCGGCCCTATTCGGGTACTCCTATGTGTCCGACAACACCCTGGCGGCTGACCGGATCGCCGCCGCGCTGACGAAGTCGCTCAGCGAATCCACGATCAAGACTGATGGGACCGTGAAGGTACTCGACGGCGGCGTGGTCGAACTCGCCAAAGGCGGAATCGTCGCGATGGCCGACGACGCTACGGTGAAGCTCGACAACACCGCGATGATCAAGATCGACCCGAAGTCGAAAATCCAGGCCGTGGGCAAGCTCGACGTGGACATGTCCCAGGTCCAGCAGGCCGCGACGGGCGGGAACGGCGGGGGCGGGCGCACGGAGTCGGGCGCGTCGATCACTACGGCGTTCACGGTGTTCAAGAGCGTCGATTCCGCAGGTGGCCGCGTCGTATCGGGCTGGAACTTCTCGCCAGACGACATGAAGACACCCAAGGATCAGTACTGCTATTTCACGAAAGAGCAAAATAACGCCTCGGTGAACGTCAATCTGGGCAAGAATGGTAACTTCGTCCACGCGCCATCCGCGCAGACGGTCGGGCTGAACGCACGGGAAGAGTTCCGCAACTGCGTGTGGTACCGATGATTCGCCTGCCTCCGGCGAGAGTCCCATTCCGTCTGGGATATGCCGAGATCGAAGCTCATCCTGGCAACGAGTATCGGGTGAAGATCACCGCGATCAACCCGGCTGATTTTCGCCTGATCGCGACGGAGGCTATCACGATCTTGCAGAAGTTCGACGACGAGTATTTCCCCCACGTGGTGGAAAACAAGTCCGTCACCTTAAACCAGACGGCCGAGCGGGAATGGCTGTCCCAAAACACCACCGGCCCGTGGATGCTCGTCTACACCACGGATAACCCGATGCCGCACTTCCGCTTCCAGTTGCCCGAAGAGGGCTTCGCATTCCGTTTGAGGTTTGGATGAAACTGTCTTTTGAGCCGAACCGGCGCCTGTCGGCAGAGGATTTTCGCTGCCTTCAGGATCGCCCGATTTTCGTCCGTATGCTACTCAACCGGCTCTCCGTATTCATCGGAGATCGGTTCTACGACTCTAATATGGTCGGGATCAATACGCAGCGGACCATCGACGCGTGGCTGATGGAGAACGCTATCGGGTTGTTCTTCGTCAAGCTGGAGGACCGCGATCCCACCGAGCGCCGAGTCGATATCTACCTGACCGACCCGAACGACGGCTTCCAACTCAAATTGAACATGCAGGGGACGGAAGTTCGCGACTGGTAGTCAGAGCGAGGCGGCCTGCTCTACCAGCAGGGCCTGCTCGGGGGACAGCACGGGAATACGTACCTCGACCACCACGATAAGGTCCCCGCGCACGCCTTGACCGATCACCGGCATCCCGTGGCCGGTGACACGGAGCTTCTGTCCCGGCTGGGTACCCCGTGGGATCGCCACAGAGACCGCCCCACCGCCAAGAAGGTTGACCTCGACCTCGGACCCCAACATGGCCTGGAAAGCCGTCACAGAGGCTCTGGTGACAAGATTCTGACCAACCCTGTCGAAGTGCTTGTGCGGTTGCACCATGATGGTCACGTAGAGGTCGCCCGAAGGTAGGTCCCGATGAGTTTGCTCGCCCTGTCCGGTCACCCGGAGACGCTGACCGTTGTCCACACCCGGAGGTATGCTGATCGCAGCGTGACGCGATCCCTGACGCATGCGAATCTCCATCGTCGCCTCCGCACCGTTCAAGGCTTGCTCCAGCGTGACAACCGCGCTCACCGAGATGTCCGAGTTGCGACGCTGCTGGCGCTGCGAATGGAACTCGTTGAAGATGTCATCGAAGCCGAACGGACCCTGGTGGGCACGAAGATCAAACTCGAAATCCCCACCCGACTGCGGACGCGGGTTTAGCGCCTCGGCCCGCTTCTGGGGATCGCTGAGAATCTGGTGGGCCTCATTGATTTCCTTGAACCGAGCCTCGGCCGCCTTGTCACCGGGATTCTTGTCCGGATGCCACTGAAGGGCCAGCTTGCGGAACGCCGCCTTGATCTGTTCCGGCGTTGCGTCGCGTGACACGCCAAGGGTCACAAATGGGTCGTTCATAACAACTCTCTGAAAACAATTGAACCCTGATAGCACCAATTGCTACCAGGGTTCAATTAATTCAAAGACGCTTTACTTAGTGCCCGGCGACAACTTCACTGCGAGAATCGGAAACGTTCTTCAAGTATACGACGACCTCTTTCTGCTCGCGGATGTACCGCTCTAGCTCGTTCAGGTTCAGAGCGAGGTTCTGGTATCCCTTTGGAGTCATCGCGATCACCGATAGCTGCTTGTCCGTGCCGTTCTTCTTGGCCGTCGCGATCAGCTTCTCAAGCTCCTTCACGTTGTAAACCTTAAACTTCACGTCCCGCATCACAACGGGCTGTGGAGTCGGAACGGGAACAGCCGCAAGCTGCATCGGGGCAACCTGCTGGGAATTCTGGCAACCCGCGACGGATAGCGCGAGCAGCATGGCAAGGATCGGCTTCATGGTTGGGTCAATGCCTCCAGGCGAGAGAACGTATCCTTGGTCGCCTTGTTGATATGATTCTCCAACACCTTGGGATGCTTAGCCCCAATCTTGTCAAGATCATATTTGGTGATCTTCTTCTGTTGTTCAGCAGATTCGGTGCGAATCTTGGTGAGATTCTGGATCATCTGCTGGGAGTGCTTGATGATCGCCGCCTGATCCTTCTGAATCATCTCAGCCTGAATCTTCATCTGCTCGATCTGGAACTGCTGTACCGCGATCTCAGCGGCCAAAGCGTTCTTATGCTTGATGTCGAAATACGCGTACAGACATACGCCGAGAATGGTCACGAGAGCGACCACGCCAATGATGATTTGGGACTTATACTTGTCCAGAGTTAGGGCCATTTTGGCTTTGAGAAGAGCGTACAACATGTAGATATTTAGGGGGCATCCGGCCCCACATCTACTCACATAGAATCACTTGAAATTCTGACGGATCGGCGTATTATCGGGGTATGACGAAAATTCCTCTCCTACGCGAATGGGTTGAGTACGACGAGTTCGCACCTTGGCGACGTCAAATCGACATTAACCGGCTCGATCGGGAGAGTATCCACGCGGTGCTACGCGATACGCTGAAATCGGAGTACCGGGACTGGCTCGATCTGCACACGCCCGGCTATCAGGTTTGCTGGTTCGAGATCATTATCCGCAATCCAGCCGAGGCGTTCGCCTTTCGGATGCGCTGGGGCGGGACGGTAGGGACTCCCATGAGACCTCCGCGCACGCATGGAGAGCCCATTCAGATATGAGCAAGCTTTCTGAGGCATGGCGGCGCGCCAAAGGGGCCATGCAGGTCGGTCTTCACGGACGACGCTACACGGATTCCCGGCGCGGCTTGATTTATGCGGTCGATGTGCTGTTCACCGCACGTGAGCCCGAGGCGGCACGATTCGAGTGGTGCGAGGAGAACATCACCGGGAAGTTTTCGACCATCTCGATGGGGCGGCATCCCACACTGGTTGCCTATCGGCTGAAATATATATTCTCGAATCCTGACGACGCGTTCGCTTTTAAGATGAGGTGGGGGTGATGCACTATCTGACCCTGGGCTGGAAACATCGAACAAAATGGTACAGCCACGGCGTCCCCATGATCTCGATGGAGCCGAACGAGGACGTTCGCGGTTGGGCGTGGGAGCAGGGTATCCGCTACACGATCAAAATTGTCTCGTGGGAAAACAACGACCAACTTTTCGCCGCCCTCTGGATCGGCTTCTATACGGACGATGACGCATTCGCTTTCAAGATGAGGTGGGGATGATCGGCTTTCGTATCCATTACACCATGATGATCAGGGTTGTTGCGAACGTCTGTATTCTCACGCGCGGCGAATACATGCATTTCAAGCGGAAAGAAGGGTGGTACTACGAACTCGATGAGACCCTTCGGGCATGGTTCTATGAGCAAGAGATTCGCCCGATCCTTTACATCGTGAAGAACTCTCAAGGGCTGCTCGAATTGTGGGTCCGCTTCCAAGACGATGCCGATACCATGGCATACAAACTGCGCTGGGGCTGATGATGAAATTCAAACACCTAGGGCCACAAACGGATTTTCTCGGGTATCCCCATGCGTTCGCCATCCCCGGTCATGTGTTCAGCCATTCCCACGTGAATGAGAACAGCAAAGCGTTCTGGGCCGGGGTCACATGGTGCGTGGAGCAGTTTGGGGAGGAAAACCAGGGGAATCTCTATCACTCCGGCACATGGACGATCTCCGCGCCTCAGGTGCCGAGAATCCTGTTCCGGGACGCCGAGGACGCGTTCGCGTTCAAAATGCGCTGGGGTTGACCACTTTCGGTCAACCAAATTCTCCTCTACAGGTTGGACCCTGATAGGGGAGACACATGGAAAACACGCTGGAATGGACCGAATCGGTTCCGCGCAACAAAGCCGAGACTAAGGCGTTCTCCCGCCCAATCGTTACTTTGACCCAACAGGTGATTCGGTTCAAGCTCGTGCTTACCCCGGAGCGCTTCAAACGCCATCAACAGGCAATGCAACAGGTTCTGGGACGCTCCTACGCGGAGAACCTAAAAATTACGAAACCCTGCGTACGGGATAATCGCCATACCTACGGAGTCACCGCTTTGATTCTGTCCAGCGCGGTGCCATTATACGAGCGTCTGACAGGGTTCAAACTGATCCAAGATGAAATCGAAACCCGTGATTCGTGAGCGATCTCTTATCGATCTCCCTCAGGAGTTCGGGTTCGACGGCCTCAAGCTTCTCAAGCAGCCAAGGCCGAACGCTCAATGGTGGGCCAAGGCGGACGAGCAGGTCCGAGCCCTCTGCATCGACGAGCAAGCAGTCCTCCTTGGAAGCGGGCTGGTCGCCAAAATGGATTCCGCGCAGGGCTGGATCAGCGCAAGCAGCATCGACGTGCTGACCCAGGAAGAATACCAAACCCTCCTGAATCGACTGCCTCACACAAAGAGTGAATCCCTTTTCTGCGAAAACGTAGAAACCATTTACTTTACCACGATACAATCATCCCAAACGGTTGTCGGGATTCTCTCGTACATGTATGGTGATCTATCTCGGGCCAAGGTCTATGCAAGCAGCAATGCCGGATCGACCAAAGTGGCCAAAGCTATCGCGCAAATACCACGTTTTTCCTTCTGAATTGGATCATCATGCTGACAATCGCCTTCGCCGACATTCATGGACGGCGGGACCTTCTCGAAAAGATGCTCAGCACGATCTCCGCCTACGTGGGAACGCGTGAGCACCAAATCATCGCGCTCGGCGACTATGTGGATCGCGGCCCCGACTCCAAGGGGGTACTCGACCTCCTCATGACCCGCCCAGATATCATCAAGCTCCGGGGTAACCACGAGGGCATGATGCTGGCCGCCCAACAAGGGCGCTTCTCCGAGGTCCGGCACTTCGTCGATAATGGCGGCGGCGCCACCTGCAAGAGCTTCGGCGTGGTTGCTCCTCATACGATCCCAGAAGAGTACTTCGACTGGATCAGAGAGAACACCAAGCTGTATCACGAGGACGCCCGCCGGGTGTACGTCCACGCGGGCGTGGGTTGGCGTGAGCCCGATATGTCGAAGCAGCCCGAGCAGTGGCTCCTGTGGATTCGGGACGAATTCCTCCTCCGCACCGAGCCGTTCTTCAAATACATCGTCCACGGGCATACCCCGAGCCACAGCCGCAAGCCGCACATCGATCAACCCGAGGTGCTGTCCAATCGGTGCAATCTCGACACGGGCGCATACTTCACAGGCGTCCTCACCGCAGCGGTGTTCGATGACTCCCAGGATATGCCGCTGGAATTGCTCACCGTTACGCTCTGAGCTTACTTGGACTTGACGTTTATCTAGAACCGCGTACATTGCGCGCTCCCCAACAGGAGCGCGCAGTGGTAATCAACATCGAAAGACTGCTGAGCGCCAGCCGGACCACCCACGCGAAACTCGCCCAGGAAACCCACTGCTACTGGTGCGAGGAACTGTTCAACGACGAACACGTCTATGGGTCGAACCCGACCATGGATCACGTCATTCCGCTGGCCGATCTCGGACCCCGTACCGCCGCGTTCAATCTCGTCCGAGCCTGCGGGTTCTGTAATGGACTGCGCGGGCACGCCCACGTGTACGAATGGGAAGTCGTCGTACATGACTTCGTCAAACCATACCGGCGCGATCTCCCCGGTATGGCCCAGGCTCTGGCCCAGGCAGAAGGCTTCCGACGATACGCGGTGATCGTGAAAAGCATCGCCGAACGCCAAGCCATCGAACAAGTCGAAGAAGTCTCGATCCGCCGTTGGTCAGTCGATGACGCCGCCTCAGAATTCAACGTCTCGCTCAAACGGCTCCCGAACGATTACGGGATCAACTGGTTCGAGTTCCTAAAAAGCATGATCCATACGGTCAAGGTGGATCAGATGAGCGCCGCCACCTCTCCGGTCTGGACCAACGCGGGCCTCGACCTGAAGATCAGCCGCCATGCCCGCCATGGAGCGCTGCTGGACGGCGATCTCGCCATGGTCACCCCAACGGAATGGAGAATCCTGAAGACGTTCAAAGACGCTCCAGAAGCCGTCCGCTTCCGAACAGCGGTCGGTGATGGGAATGTCTACATGAACCTGCTCAAACTCGGCCGAGATCGAATGGGTATCCTTCTGCATCGGCCTAACCGGACCAAACAGGAGGCGAAGAACCTCTTCCTCTACGGAACGAGCGGAGCCGCCGCCCTGCGAATCCACGCGTACGCAACCCAAGAAATCATCCATCCCCTGTTGATGGAGCAAAAAGAGGTTGACACGCGTTTAGGGGTTCCTGCATAAATAAAATCATGATCGTCCTGAGTTCACAGCAGCAGTCCCAACAGTCGTCGTCCTCATCGAGGGCGCGGGGTTCTGTGCTGGGCGTGGAAGAGATTGCTTTGTAAGCGAATCCCAACCACGTTTAGGTTCAGACCCCGGTGCGAAAGCAGCCGGGGTTTTTTATTGCCAAATTCAGGAAGAATCACAATGAGTTACCGAAATATCAACATCGACGGCCGACAGTGGCGCTTCAAGATCGGACGATCGTCCGTCCATCTTCGCGACCCGGACGGCAAGGGACAGGTGATCCCCAAGATCGAGATCACCCGTTACCGCCAGAGTCCGCGCAAGGAGATCAACATCGATCTGCAAGTGCACCGGGATGATCCGAAGAGCTTCCTCGACGCGATCAGTCGATGCTCCGATGCTCTCGCGATCATCGAAGAAGAGACAACATTAGGTCCACGTGACATTCGTCACTGGATCGAGAATCGACGCACGACTACTTCGATCTACAGAAACTAATCTGAAAAAGATCGAAAATAGTACTTGCAACACCCCGTTCGATGATCTAGGTAAGGGTCATCGAACGGGGCACGGACCCTACCAACGCCTTAGGGTCCATAAACATCAGCCAGAGGGGAAACCCCCTGGAGGTCCGCGAGAGCACCGTCCGGGGTCAAGCCGATAACAGGCGAGTACCGGAAGGCCATGGAGCGGGTGGCCAAACATAAGGAAGGAGTGAGGGTCATGGGTACAGCAGGGCGGGGCGCCCATCCCTAAGTCGGGAAAGCCTCAACAGAGAGTGTAGCGCGGACGGGTGACCGAGCCCGGCTTAAGGTAGCGGTCTTGAAAACCGCCGAGGGTGAAAGCCCTCCGTGGGTTCGAATCCCACCCCGTCCGCCCTACACTTTCACGATCCAGCGGAGATTTGCTGAGGTCGTAACAAGAATATCAGAATCGCGTGACTGAGAGGCTTAAGGTTGACGCAGATAGATTGTGACCCGAAGGTGTCTGCAACACCGCGTGAAGGGAGCAACCGCAGGCTCGAATCCTGTCGCCTTTCTGATATACCTACGGAGTCTGGGCAGGATGGTAATGCAGCGGTTTGCTAAACCGTACAGCCGAAAGGCTGAATGGGTTCGATTCCCATAGACTCCGCCAAAAAATAAGTATCACGCCTTACAAAATGCGTGGTAGATTAGTATTTGCGCAGGGCGAGTTGGCGGAGTCTGGCTGATCGCGAACGATTCGAAATCGTTTAGACCTGAAAGGGTCTCGGGGGTTCGAATCCCTCACTCGCCGCGCTAAATTCTATATGTTTTTGAGGGACAGGTGGCTGAGTTGGCTTAAGGCGCGCGCCTGGAAAGTGCGTGTACGTGAAAGCGTACCCCGAGTTCGAATCTCGGTCTGTCCGCCAAAAACATATAGATAGTAAATGAGCTAATTTCTATTATTCCTGCATATTGTAGGAATTTTAGAAGTGAATAGAAAACCCAATTGTAGTTGTTCTGTTTGTAGTACTGAAATATACAGAAGACCGATTCAAATTGAAGCAGGTCCAGTTTTCTGTAGCTCAAAATGCCATGGGTCAACGACGAGAAGACCTCCGGGTAAGTGCGCAAACTGCGAAGCGGAGATTTCAGGAAAGAGAACATATTGTTCTAAGTCTTGTGCTACGCATAGTAAAATTGGACTGAAGTACAACAAGGGTAATCCCGCGCTGTATTACAGTTTGAAGCTTAGGGTTGATCTTGCGGAAGCTCGCGGTGGAAGCTGTGAAATCTGTAGGAATGATAACTTCGCAATTCTACAAGTCCATCACCTCATTAGAAGGTGTGATGGAGGCGGGGATGAGCATAGTAATCTTCAGCTTCTTTGTGCAAACTGTCATGCAGAGCAGCATAGGGGTAAATTTACATTCGATATGTGGAAAGAAAAGAAAGAGTAACGAGAAGTGTTTTGCTGAGGGATCATCTAGCGGTAGGATAGCGGTCTCTGACACCGTTCACCTTGGTTCGAATCCAAGTCCCTCAGCCAAACACTTTACAAGACAGCAGTAATTCGCTTGGGATTAGTTTAACGGTAGAACTAAGCACTCTGAATGCTTCAGTCGTGGTTCGAATCCATGATCCCAAGCAAATTACTGTTTTAATGTAGCCAGGGCAGCGATGCTCTGGCTACAATCGTTTCATGACGATCCCCGACAATCTCCCGCTGATCCAGTCTGAAAAGACGGCGCCGACCGACGATCCACTGTTCAGCGATTTCGCTTATGGGTTCACCCTCGACGATCGGCACGCACAGCTTTACGAATGTGTCGCGTGGTGTGCCGAGCGATTCGGAACGTGCAGCAAGAACGGAAGTTGGTTCCTGAACGCCGTTGGCCGGTATGGGACCGCGATCTGGTTCCGAGATTTCAACCACGCGATGGAGTTCAAGCTCACATGGAAGTAGCCAGGGCAGCGATGCTCTGGCTACAATCGTTTCATGACCATCCGCTTCATCGTCCGCGACCCCGATACG